ACTCAGCCGGTGGTGCGGCCAGATAGATCATCTCGGTCGATGGATTGGCGGTCTGCCAGTAGACCGTGAACACCATGCGCAGGTGGGTCATCCGTTCCTCCGGCTTCGCACAATGAACGTGACGGCCCGCCGCATCTGGCCAGTGTCGATCAGCGGTTTGAGGTTCGCCTGTCCCCAAGCCACGACGTCCTGCCCGGCCCGCCGCATGCGGCGCAGCCGGGTCTGCCCGGCCTTGGTTTTGCGCAGCCGCGCGATGATGGTGCGTTCGGAGAGCGGCGCGAACGGACCGGTGGTGATCTTCTGCTGCGCCCCGGTCGCCCCGGTCTGACCGGCCGCGCGTAACGCATTCAGCATGCCGTCACCATCGCCGCGCAGCGCCAGCGTGCCGGCCTGGCGCAGGTAGCGCTGGATTTGATCCAGCTTGTCCGCCACGCCGGGGCGAAGCCAGGGCCGCGCCGGCAGGTTATGCTCGGGGACGCCGTGCTCGTGCACGTAGCCGAGCAGGGCGTTCGAAGCCGTGCCGGTGCGCGCGCTGGTATCGGCGGGGATGCCGACCAGCACCTCCTTCGCCGCCAACTCGGCGATGCGCCGTTGAATGACGGCGCGGTTGTCCACGACGCGCTGAACCTGCTGGCGGACGATGGGCCGCGTGGCCATGCTAGATCAGCGACGCCCGCACCACGCGCCTGATCTTGTCGCAGACATCGTCGGCCAGTTCCATCCTGACCTCGGCCGGGCATAGCGTGATCTCATGCGCGGTCAGGAAGCTGAACACCTGGATGTACTGCGCCGCCGACATGTCCAACTGCCGCGCGGCTTCCTCGATCGCGCGGACATTCCGGAAGCCTTCATGCGCCGTCCGGCGATCGTATTCGGCGCCCATTCAGAACCCGCCGCCATAGGGCCAGTCGCCCATATCCGGGCCGGAGAAGCCCGGCCCGGAGAACGGCGGCAGCGGGCCATAGCCGATCTGCACGCCGCCCATACCGACCATCTGCGACAAGCGATACCACTCCATGCCATAGGTCGTCAGACCCCAAAGCCCGCCGCCCTTGTCGGCCATCTGCGACAAGATTGAGGTGTCGTAGCTGGCCGAGACGGAGCCGACCGATTTCGATCCCATCGGGAAGGGGATGCGCCCAGCCATGCCGGACTTGCCGCGTTGATTGGCGAAGACCGCCAAATGGTGCGCGATAAATAGATAAACGCCCAGTTCGTAGTAGTCGCCCCAGCGGTAGGGATCGAGATTGTTGGTGGCGATGGTCAGCCACATCTGGCGCTGCGGCGCCGGGTAGCGCCCGGCGTCGTTGAATTCGGGAAAGGCGGCCAGGAACTTCGGATCGGAGACCACCGGCCCGGGGATCACGGCGGAGTCCGCTGTGACCGCCCCTTGGCCCTGGATCGCGGCCGCGCCGGCCTCGATCACCTGGGCTTCGCCTTCGACGCTGCCAGTGCCGCTCATCGCCGGCCATCCAGCGCCCGGGCGAGCGTATCGCGGGCGCTGAGGCCATCGCGGACGCCCTTGCGCACCTGGGTAAAGAAGTCGCCGCCATTGGCCAGCTTTGCCTCCTCGGCGACCGCCAAGCCTTGCGAGAGCGCATCGCCCGGCGACCTGCCGGCGCGCGCCGCATCGCCCACCGCGCGGATGAAGGCGGCGCGATCGCCGTGCTCCCGATGTGCTGTCATGGCTGCCTGTCCGATCTGTTTGCGCCGCGCCGAGGCGGCAATGGCCCGCGCGCGCTCCTCGCTCAAACCCGGATGCTCGCGCCGGATCGCCGCCTCGATCTCGGCCGTTGGCTTGTCGCGCGAGCGCCGCGCGATGAAGGCATCGAGATAGCCGGCCGCATCGCCGCGGCGTTTGACGGCATAGGCGATCGCCACTGCCTGCTTTTGCGGTTTTCCTGCTTTCATCTCTTTGCGGATGATTTCCGACATGCTCATGCTGGGATCGAGCGGCATTTGGAATACGCCTTTCGGGTTGAGAAGCAGACGGCGCTCACCGAGGGCGACCGACGAGGTGAAACCACAGCCCGGAAAGCGCGAGCCCGAGCATCACCAGCACGCAGGCGATCCAGAACCACGACCAGCCATCCGCCGGGCGTTTGGCCAACTAGGCGGCCGGCGGTGAGGCGACGGTGCCTTCCTCGCTCTGCGGACCCTGCTGTTCGGCCTGCTTGCGCCGCGCGCGCGGCTTCGCGTCTTCGGGCAACTGCTGGCCCATCGCCTTCGCGACCTGCTCCTGCTGCTGGAATTCCTGCTCCTCGGCCTCCTCGGGCGATGGCTCAGGCTGCTCCTGCGAGGGCCGCTGATTGGGCCGGCGCGGCTGCACGCCCTGGTTGGCTTTGCGAAATTCGGAGCGCGCCTGCATGGCCGCCTGGTCGGCCACCTGGTCCTCGGCCGACGTGCCGTGGCGGGTCGCCGCGGCATAGGCCGCCATCTGCGCCTCGTGCTGCGGCATACCGGGGCGGAACTGCGGCCGGAACGGCGCATCGGAATGCGCGCGCACGTAATGGCTGTTGGCGAGATCATCTTCCAGATCATACGTGCCGGGCGGGATGACCTCTTTGTAGCCGTCGGGATGCTGGTAGGTGAACTCCCGGACGATGGTTACGGTGGCCATGGCGGTTCCTTTCGGTTTCGACGAGCGAGGAAAAGCGCGAACGAATGCCGCGTGCTGACAATGCGACTAATGAGAAGGAAAGCTTGCGGAGGTGCGTGCTGGCCGAGCCGGTTGATTATTCTGCGTTGTTACAGCGTCCAAGGATCACTGTCGGCGGTCCAGCAAGCCGAAATTCCTAGATGCCGTCGCGATACGAGATGGTCTCGGGATACACGAACTCGACGCAGCCGAGACGGCCCCAGTAGGTCGTGATCTGATAGATGGAGCGATATTCGAGCGGCGTGCGCTGCAACGGTACCAGCGGATAGCGTACCCGGTCGCGATCGCGCGTATAGGCAACCATCCGATCGAGACCGCCGGCGCCGAGGCCGGTCAGCCACTTGACCGCCTGGATATTCAGCGGCCGACCGTTGGCGGCATTGCTGATCGAGTTGGCGCGCAGGAATTCCAGCACCGAGATATTGCCGGCGCTGGAGACCTTTTGCGACACCAGATAGCCGTACTGCGGGGGTGGCACGCGTAACTCGGACGGCACCACGGCAAAGCCGGAATTCGTCCATGTCGTGGTCAGGATTTCGTTGACGTCGGCCAATATCTGATCCGGCGTCTTGTTGGCCCATTGCGTCGTGCTGCCGGTGCCGGTCGCCGCGACGTTCGTTGTAGATACGACCGTATTGTTGAACAGGCCGTATTTCCCGTAGGTGGTGTCGCCGGTATACACCATCTCGTCGATATCCATCTGGTATTTCAGACGGAGACCGTCGTATTTTTGCGTGTCGATCGGCCGGCCGATCTTCTGCGCCGAGGCAAGCTCGGGGAGCGTGTATTTCAGCTCCATGCCCCAGAGATACAGAGGATTGGTGGTCTTGCCGATATCAAGCGCCACGCCGGTGATCGCGTTGGTATCGGTGTTCATCCAAGCCTTGCCGGCAGGATTGATGCCGCCGGGCGAGGCGAACGTGGAATTGGTGAACGACGACACCTCGTCGGCCACCGTGACGTCCTCGCGCAGATCGATATCGCGACCCCAGGTGACCGTGGCCAGCGGCTCGTGCAGCGTCGGGTCGAGCCGTTCCAACTCTCCGATCAGAAAAGCGCCGGTGCTGTCGATCGTGAGTTGATCGAACGTCATCATCTCGTCGCGCGTGAAGATGCGACGCCGGGCCGGGATGATCGCGGGGCGCGACAGCATGGTCGACTCCCCGTAATCGATTCTCGCCAAGTTGCTCATTGACGTGCCATTTCTCCTGTCAGCGGACCAAACACCCCGCGTTAGATGTTGAACATGATTTCGGTAATTCCGTTGGCATCCGCCGGCCCCATGAACTGCGCCGGGATGGCGAAGCCGTTGCCGGACGCGGGCGAGGCCGCTTCGAGCCCGCCCTGGATGTGCGAGCCGGTGGCGGTCTGCGACCAGACGTACACCGGCGCGCCCTTGACGGCGGCGACGCCGCCCGAGAGCACGACCGACATGTAACCGCGCCGCAGCACGTCGCACGGCCCAGAGGCGGGCGGTGTGCCGGTGTTGATCGGATCGGTCGACGCGTTGGCCGGAAAGGGACGCACCAGCAGGCCATAGACTGCGCTGTCGGTCGCCGCGACGGCGCGCACCTGGTGGCTGGTGGCATCCATCACCACCGGGATGCCATAGGCGGCGGGATGGCCAGAGGAACCGCTTGGGGTGATAACCTGCGCCTCGACCGTGTGATGTTGAGCGCGATTAACGTCCCCCGCAATCCCCGCTGGCATGCGATATAGGAACGAAGCCAAAACGACCTCCTTTCAGTGGACCTGGTATTTCTCGCGGTTGCGCGCGTTGATCTCGGCCGGCGTCGGCGCCCGGCCGTTGCCGCGAACCCCCTGGCTGCTCGGCCGCACGCGGCCGAACTCGTGGTTGTTCGCCTGCCGCACCAGTTCGGAGGCGCCGTTGAAGACGTCGGCGATGCGGTCGCAGGACATCTGGCCGAAATTCGCCGTCCGGCCACCCAGCACGGCGTCGATGTAACCGTGCTTGGTCTGGTCGCGATACGCTGCGTTCAGCGCATTGCGCCGCACGGCGCACATCGCATCGTGCGTGGTTTGCGCCGGACGCGCGCCATCGAAGGTCGGCAAGGTCAGGCCGCCGGCCAGCAACTCGGCCCGCGCCATGGTCTCCTGGAACTCGGTACGCAGCGAGGTTGAGTCGCCCACGAACTGCTGCCGCGCGCCTTGCTGATCGCCGGTCATGCGGCGGCGGTCGCCGGTGCGCCTCCGGTCGCCGGTCTGGTTCGTGCCGGCGCCAAGCTGCGGGCCGTCACGCCCGCGGCCCTCGCTGCCCTCGCCATAGGTCAGCATGTTGTCCGGGTCCTGATCCGGCTCGTCCGATGGTGGCGAAGTCGGCGGCTCCTCGTCGCGCGAGCGGCGGTCGCGGACACGGCGCCGATCGCCCAGCATACGATCGCCGTTTTCCTCTTCGCCGAGGTCGCCATTGCCGTTGTCGTCGTCGCCCTGGGCCAGCAGCACGATCGCCTGCTCGATGCGGTCGAGGCGCTGCATGATCTCCTGCATCATCGGATTGGCGCCCGATGCCTGGCCGGTGGGCTTGGCGCCGATATCGGGATCGCCCTCCGGCTCGTCGCTCACGCCGCCGCCGCTGATCGATGGCGTGCTGCCGCTGCCGCCGCCATGCAGATTGATGGAGACGTGGGTATCGCCGGTCCGGCCGTCCTCGCTCTTGGTGCCTTCGCCGGAGACCTGCTCGCCGAGCAATTCCGGGTCCTTGGCCAGTTCCTCAAGCTGATCGTGAAACCCGCTCTCGTCGCGCGAGCGGAAAGCTGCGAGCAGCGCGTCACGTATGGAGCGCCGCCGCCCGTCATTGACACGCACCCGTGTCGCCATTTCCTCGTCTCCTATGCTGCATAAAGGCCCGCAACGCCCGCGATTGACGAGCGCCACGTGGTTGCCGACGATGCTGTATTGCCGGCCGACGCCATCGCCGGTCTGCTCGTATTCCGCGTCGTATCCCGCCGAGACTTCGCGCTTGCCGGTGCGGATATCGGCAATTGCCAGCGGATCGGTAATCAGCAGATCGGCGTACAGAAAGCTGTTGTCGAAATTGACGCCGTCGCCGCGCCGCGGATTGAGCACCACGCCCACCGCATACTGGCGATGATTGGTCGGCGTGACCTTTTCCGACGGGTGTTCGTTGGTGACCGGCTTGCCGTTGAACGAGGCGATGCTTTCGGGGCGGAACACCTCGCTGGCGTCGCGCTGGATGGTGATTAAACCATCCTTGCCGCGCAGCCCCGGCAGTTCGTGCTCACCGTAAAGCTGCTGGCCGATACGGGCGATGGGCGTCGCCTGGCAAAGCAGGAAGCCCTCGGGCGTGACCGATTGGTGTTCGCCAAGCGCCTCGGTCGTGTAGAAGCGTTTCGGCTCCGGCGACCGTCCGGCCGGCGCTAGCAGTTCCTCCACCTCGGTGGTATCGCGCATCGCGGCAGGCGCTCCGAAAAAGGGGTTCCGCCGGGCGGCGGTGCATCGCTAGGATCGGGCCGGGAGGAGTGCCTTCATGCCCCGGCGTTCAGCGGCCACGCGCGCGGCCTTACGCGACTATGCGGCGGCGCTGCGCGGATACAGTTACCTGCTACGCGCGGAGTGTGATATCTTGCGCCGCTATTGCGCGATGGCGCAGCGCCATGCCCGGCTCGCGCTCAAGGGATGCGAAGAACATCAGCAGCAGCGGGAGCAGGACGATAGTGTAGGCGACGACAGACCAGACGCCGGAGACCACGATGTAGCTGGCGATCTCGCCAGCGGGCGGCAGCATCAGCACGCGCACCACGTAGATACATACAAACCATAGCGCCGCGAGATACAAGGCGACGGCGATGTGAAACGCCATCACCATTGCCGCCGCTCTCGGCCATCATCGATGCCGCAACGCGGCCTCCAGCGAGGGATAGGTCAGACAGGCGCAGCCGTAGCCGTGCGGCCAGTTCTGCCGGGCATCATCCAGCGCCACCGAGGTCCAGGCCGCATTGCCGAGGATCAGATCGTGCGGCCCGAGCAGCCGATGGCCGTCGTATTTGCGGAAGACATCGCCCTTGCGAAGCTCGCCGAACCGGCAGCGCCGCCACGCGCCGCGCCATCGGTCGTAACGCATCACTCTCGCGCGGTCGGCGGACGGCGTTTCCCGCCAGTTGCTCAAAAGGACCGCCAAGGGCCGGCGAAGCCGCCGATCACAATGGCAATAATGATCACCAGCAGGACGATCCAGAGCAGGTTGCCGCCCGCGCCCGGTGCGCCGCTATAGCCGCCATACCAGCCGGAGCGGTAGCCGTAGAAGCCGCCACCGCCGAAGATCAGCAGCAGCAGGATGATCAGCAGAATCCAGCCCATAATGCACCTCCTCAGGGCGCGTCGGGCGGATCGCCGCCGCGCTTGACCTCGACTTCCTCGTGCCGGACGGTGTCGCGGATGGTCTCCGTGTGCTCGACGGGCTCGCGGCTGATCACCACTTCCTCGGCCACATGCGCGGACTTCTGCGCCACCGGCTCCTCGCCCGTCTCGTGGACTTCCACGGTCTTCTCTTCGAAATGCTGGCCGGGCTCGGCCACACCGCCGGTGACCGGCGCGCGGCGCTCGACGGTGACGCGCTCGCCTTGCAAGGTCACGTCCTGGGTCACCGGCTTTTCGACGACGTAGCGGTGCACCACGTGAGTCCCGAGATTCACCGGCCGCTTGCCGACCTTCAGTTCCTCACGGGCCAGCGGGATCACCGCCTCTTCGGTAACTGGCGGTGCAGCGGGAACAGCAGCTTCGTCCAGCGCCGCCGGCTCGAGGCCAGGCGTCGTGGCCCGCGGCTCGACCGGCGAAGCCGTGGCGGGCGGAACAACGGACGCGGTGCTGGCCGGGGTCTCAAGCGCGGTTGCCTCGGGGCTGGTGGGTACCGGATCATCCAGCCGCGTCGGCGTGCTGGCGGGCGCGATGGTGGCGTACGGCTCCGGCTCCGGCGTGATCTCGACCGGGTTGTGACTGTGCAGAATATCCATGACATGCGTGCTGGTCGGCGGGACCAGCTCGGCGATGCTGACGGTCAGCACCGCATAGCCGCGCTGAAGGTAATTGTCGTAAGGCGAGTCCGCGGCGTACGGTTCCTCGTCCTCGCCCAGCAGCCAACTCCAGAAACCGCGCTCGGGCTTGGCGTGTGCGGTCACCGTCGTTGCCGTATCGTAGCGCCGGATCGCGCCGGCCGGGACACCGGCGGTCAGCAACTCGGTCTCGGCCTCACGCGCCTCGAGCGTGGTCGGGTAGACCGCCACATAGTGTTCCATGGTAAGACCCTCCGGAAGGAGACAGCGGTAAATGGCCGACAAATGGGATGATGACACACGCGCGGTCGATGCCGCGCTCGACGCCATGATCGCCGCCAGCGGTGGTGTCATGCAGATCGATTTCTTCGGGCCGCGCCAGTTGATCGAGCTATCTCGAAGCATCCAGTCAGGCGACAAACGCCACCTGACAGTGGCACTGGCCGTGTTTCGCACCCTCAAGAATGTCATGACCGCCGAGCGTCCGAGCGACGGCCCGCAATGTCTGCTCTGCGACGCGCGGCTGTGGTCTCACAATCCGCCGAAAGGGATTGCGATCGCGCAGCCCGCGATCCCGCGGCCCGACCAGGCCATAGCGAGCCTGATCTGCCAACCCTGCCACGATCGGCACGTGCGAGAGGACGATCTGATCGCGGCGATGTTCGACGGCTATCGAAAATTGTTTCCTAGCGCCCGCCGCATCGTGGTCCACGAGCAGGCCGGCCGGGCGTAAGCTCTCACGCCGTATAACTGGCCGGCAGCACCGGTTCGCAAATGCATCTACAGCGGTATATACAGCCAGGCAAGGCGCGCTCGCCGCGCGTGCCGGCGATCGGCGGCTCGTCCCAGCGATGAAAGGTGCCATCCAGTTTGCGGTGGCTGCCGCGCTCCAGCGTGTTCAGCCGGGCGAAGTCGGGCGAGCCGATCTCCGGGCGGGTTTTGTAATCCATCACCGCCCGCCAGATAAATCCCTCGCTGCCGAGCGCCTGTGCGCGCACCCGCTGGAACGTGGTCGCCGCCCGGCCCACCTCGGTCACCGCAATCAGTTCCGCCTTGCTCCGGCTCACGTCCGCCTGGCGGCGGATTTCCGCAGCGATCTCGCCCGCCCGCCGGCCCTCATACAGCGCCGCCGTCGCCAGTTCATGCACCCGCTTCGCCGCATCGAGCGGTATCGAGGTGATCAGGTCCACCTGCCGCGCCATGAGGTCCTGGTAGGCACCGCCGATCGGGGCGCTGTTCAGTTCCGCCTCGATCGCCTCACCGAGAAGCCGCGCGTGCCGCCGCCAGGCGCGCCTGTCACGGCGCGCGGTTTCGGCCAGCATCCTTGCCGCCACCGCCCGCGCCCAAGGCGCCAGGACCGCCGCGTAGCGCTGTAGCGTGGCCACCAGGGCGGCGACCTGCGTCGCATCCTCGGGGTCGAACCCGCTGGCCACGTGGCCGACCTGCTGGGCGATCTTGCGAAGCTGCGCCCGGTAATAGCGCTCGCCGGCCGCCCGGACGCGCTGCCAGACCGCCCGCTGGCGGCGGGTCTCGCGCCGGAGCGGTTCGGCCATCCGGTCAGGCTAGCGGCGCGACCATTTGCGCCGCAGCGCGTCGAGCACCCTGCGGCCGGCGCCGCGCGCGTCCTCGACGTTCCGGTCCTCGGCTTCCTGCGCCGGCTGCCATTCATCGAGCGCGCGGATGCCGAAAATGTCGACGACCAGCATCAACGGTTGCGCGGCCGCGGCTTCGCCTGTTTCGCGATATCGATCGCCTTCTGCACGGTTTGCAGCGCGATCTCCATCGTGAACGGCTTGGTCACCAGCGGCCAGTGGACGCAGTCCTCGCGCGCCGCCGTCGGATACCCGGAGCAAAGCGCCACGGCGAGATGATCGTCGGCGGCCTGCGCCCGGTACGCCAGATCGACGCCGGCCGTGGGCCTGCCATCAACCCGCACATCGGCGAACAGCACATCAATGGAATGCGCCGCGAGCACGGCCTCCGCCTCGGCGATCGTCTGCGCGGTGTAGACGGTGAAACCCTGCCCCAGGAACAATTCCTGTTGCAGCCGCAGGATCGCCGGCTCGTCCTCGACGATCAGGATCGCGGTCATTGTGGTTTCCCTTCGATGACCCGCTTGATGAAGTCCGAAATCACCGGACCTAGCACCGCCCAGAGCACGCCGCCTACCGAAACGATGAACAGGCCATAGGCCACCAGGCGGTCGCGCAGGTGCTCCAGCTTCTTGACCGAGTCCTTCAGCACCGCGAGGTCGCCGACCTCCTTGCGCACCGAGCCGACATCGTTGACGATCGCCCGGCTCTTGAGGTCGAGTTCGCGGAACTGCGCGGTCAGCAACTCCAGCCGGCTGGTAATGACCTGATCCAATTGCCGCTGCTCGTGCTTGACCGTGCGCAGTTCATTGGTCAGCCGCTCTTCCTGGCGGACACGATCCTCCTTGACCTCCTTCAGCGTATCGGCGAGACCCCGGACCGTGCCGAGAATTTCGCCGATCTGCTGACGCAACTGACCGGCGCCACTCTCCTCGGGCATCGCGCTACCTTGCCAGCCGCAGCACCGACCACCATGCGACGAGGCCCATCAGCAGCCCGGAAAAGGCGAACAGCGTATCGGGATTGGCAATCAGCGTGGTGCCCGACATCAGGCACCAGAAAAAGCCGGACATCGCCAATCCGATGCAGCGCGGGATCAGGCTGCCGCGCTTGTCCTGCCGACTGTAAACCATCGCCAGGCCGAGGATTTTCATCGCGGCAGCGGCCAGGGCGAAGGCTGCCCAGGCCCGTTCATAGCCCGCCAGTCCGATCGCCGAGCGATAGGGCGCGTTGATACTGGTGAAATGATAGGGCGAGAGCCAGAGCACCGCCGTCGCCCAGAGCGAGGACAGCGATAGCAGTATCTCGATGACGACGATATCGGTCTGGCGCAGCAGATAGAGCGGCGCGCGCGCGATGCGCAGCAATTCATTGAGTTCGGCAATCTGGATCGACATGCGCTCAAGATCATGCGCCATGCGATCAAGCTCGCGGATCGTGCCGACGCGAAACTCGACAATGCCACGATCGCCGGTCTCGACGCGCGAGCGAAAGTCGGAGTCATCCGGGGTAATAGCGACTGGCCGGCGCGGCGGATCGGTCTCGCTCAAGCCGCCAGCGTGTAAACGTCAACGTGGTCCTGGTAAGTCGGCACGAATATGCGCCCACCCGAGATCACCGGCGGCGTGAACTTGGCGAAGGTAAATTGCACGTTCCAATCCTGCGAGCGCCACAGCGGGCGCAGCCGCCGCGTGCCATCGGGCCGGATATCGAAATGCTCTGGATCGTAGACCACGAGAAAACCGCCGGTGACTTCCTTGTTTGCGTTACCATAAGGAAACGTCACCGCCAGCAAGCCGGTGCCGGCAACATTGCCATTGGACGAGACTGTCATCATGCCGCCGGTCATCCCGCCGGGCGGCCGTTTCGCGTTCGGCGAAGCAAACTCGTCCGAGTTGGCCAGATACGAGATCGCCTTGGTCGCGCGATCGATCCCCCAGGCCCGCACCGGACCGTTCTCGCCGCAGGTGAACACCATCGGGCCATTGACGGGGGACTCGTAATAGACCGGCGTCGAATGCTGGTGGTGCGTCTGCTGCGCGTAGTCCACATTCAACTTGGTCAGATCGGTGGGCGCGGGCGAAGCGTCCCAGCCCGGGAAGAAGGTGAACCAGAACGCCTGTTTGAGGTGCCGGTAGTTCGCCGCGATCGCCTCAGGCGATGCGAAGTCGGCCAGCGCGGTATGGCCCATGGCATCGGGATCGAGCGTATAGACGATGCCATCCTTGCCGCAACTCAGCAGCAACCCGAGCGAGGGGATCAGCAGCACACCGGCCGAGCCGAGGTCCTGATCGGTCCAGCCATTGCCGCCACCGGCGGCGTCGGGCGGCACCGGGCGCCGTCCTGGTCGATCGGGTATCGAGTCGATCGGCCCGTCGCCGTCCGGCTCGCGCAGCATCATCTGCGCCGGCCGTGGACGCTCCGCGGCGATGCTGACGGTATCGGCCGGCATGCCGGCGCGCAGTGCATCGGTGAACGGCGCGAAATTGCCGGCCACGCTGAAGCTGTTGCCGTTCAGGCTGAGCTTGACGATCGACTCCGAGAACTCGGTCGCACCATCGAACGAGCCGTTGCCGGTCGCCAGATAGATGTTGCCGGCATCGTCGGCGGCCGGCCCACCGCCGGCCAGCCAGATGCCACCGCCATGGTAGCGCGGCGTGTCATTCCACGCCGCCTGCACCTGGAAAGGGCTGACGGAGAGCGCGAGGACCCAGCCGTGGTTGGTTGGCGCGCTCTCCGCGCCTGCCGCGAAACAGACGACGACGGCTTTCCGGGAAAGAAGAAGCGCGGTGCGCTGCTTGCGGTAGATCGTCCCGAGCGTCTGCTGCGGTATGCCATGGCCGGCATCGAATGTCACATCGGTCAGATCGACCGGCGCCGCGGCGGGCGAGCCGTCGCCGGCGTTGAAGGCGTGCGCATAATAGCGCGCGTTGGCAACCGAGCGATCGGGCGACGACCAGGCGACGCAATAGCCGATCATGGTGTTGGGATCGATGACCGGCGTGCCGAGGATGCCCCAGTTGTCATTGATCGCGAACATGTCGAGGCCGGCCGTGCCCTTGACCGGAATGCCGAGCTTCTTCGCCCAGACCACCTCTCCGGTCTCGGCATTGAAGGCCCATAGCCCGTCCGACATCGACGCCTGGATCGCGAGATTGAGCCGAAACCCGGTGGGGGTCATCACATTGGGGACGATCAGCACCGAGGCTTCGCAGCCGCGCGCATCGCCCTCCATTTGCAGCGTATAGGCGCGGCGGATGCCGTGCAGGCGCACAGCGTCCTGGGTCAGCGTCGTCTCGGCGCGGTTCCAGCCGGAGCGCGCGCTGTCGTAGCCGCGCGTCAGGACCGCCGCAAAGCCGGGCGATGCTGTCGGCTGGGCATCGGCACCCGTCAGCGCGAAACAGCCGCCAGCGCCAAGCACGGCCCGCCGGGTGAGCCTCAAATGCCGAACTCGGACGGATGCAGCTCAACCGGCGCCATGTAGGTCACGCTGCAAATGAACGGCGTGCGCTGCCCCGCCCCGAATCCGGTGCCGGCGGCAATGATGATGTGCCAGCCGCGTGCGACGGTGTCGCCATAAACGCGATTGGCGTGGCCGTGCAAAAGCTGGCTGGCGTCGGGACCCAATATTTGCATCTGCACGCCGAACGTGGCCGGCTCGCCGGCGGCATCCAGCATGCGCACCGAGATCGGCGTGTGCGCCTCGCACCACACCCGGCCCACCCGCATCGGCTGCGCGGTCAACGGCGCGATATCCAGATCGTCGGCGCCGAAGAACGCCTGCGTCGTGTAGCGCGCCTGCGCCTTGATGACCGGACTGCCCTGATAACCGGCCGGCGCCCAACAGCCATAGCCCAGCCCGTTGGCCGCCGGCGGCACGCCGGTTGTCACCTGCCCCCAGGCATTCGTCCAGCAGTCCTGCTCGTTGTTGCCGGTATAATCATGCAGCCGCAGATTCGGCCCGAACGCGGTCTGCACCGTCGCCGTCTTCCAGCCCGGATTGAAGACGTCGTTATTCAGCGTCACCAGCAGACCGGGATGCCCGGTGCGTTCGAAGACGTAGACATGCGGGTCGCTGCGCAGACGCGGGATGGTCCCGCCGCCGGAAAAGTGGTGCGCGATCCAGCAGAGGTTGTTGATGCGTTCGTGCAGCCCGTAACAATTCGGCTGCGACGACCAATCGCGGTAGTAAATCTGCGGCAGGCCCTCGCCAGAAAGCAGCAGCGCGTAGCCCTGGATTTTATTGAAGACTACAGTGGCGAAGCCGTTCGTGTCGCTGTCGAGGCTTTCGACGAACGGCACCGCATGCATCGGATCGACGGCGATCAGTCCGCGCCCGGCGAGATTGCCCATGAAGAAGGCCCCGCCGTTGTTACACATGGGCATGACCATGTTGTAATGAAAATCGAAATCGGCGGCGGACATGAGGCGATCGATAGATTGCAGCCAGTTCTCCAAACCTTCGCCACCGAACCAGGACCAGGTGCCGCCGGAAGCGAACTCGCCGAAGAACCATTTGCCCGCCATCCCTGGCGAGCGGACGAAGCGCTTGACGAACTCAACCGCCAGCCCCTTAGTGTCATCGATGCGCGCGCCGTCGAAATGCACGGTGCGGAACAGCCAGTCGGCGGCCTCGATCAGGCCGGTCGCCACATAATCCGGTGGTTGGGCGTTGATCGGACATAACTCGTCGCCGAAACTGAAATCGTCCTGCGGCGCCGGTACCGGGTCCTCGGAGACACGCGGCGGGGCGCCGCGGAAACACGGCGGGTCCTTCGGAAAACGGCCCGCCGTCGGCCCACCCGATGCGCTGTAGCGGTAGACGCCGTTGTGGCCGCCCATCCGCTGGTGCATCACGTGGTCGGCCAGCACGTTCATGCCGTTGGCATGCACGATCGCCGCCGCGCGGCGAAGCTGGTCGGCATAGCCGAACCGGGTCGGAATGCCGCCGAACTGCGCCGTGTCCTTCGATCCGATATCGTAGTCGTCGAACACGCCATAGCCGTCGGCGCCCGGATAAGGCCCGGCATTGGTCTTCAACGACGGCGGAAACAACACGTCGGTGATGCCCCACGCGGCCCAATGCTGCGCCAGCGCGGCGATCTGGTCATAGAACCATGGGATGCTCTTGTCGCCATCGAACGGCGACGGCACCGAGACATTCGGCGCCTGGCGGTAGTTCGCCCACATCATGATCCTAGGCGCCAAGCGGCACCCGGTCGACCACCACCCAGCAGCGCTTGGTGTTGTTCAGGCAGCCGGAGAAATACGGCCCCGTTCCCACGTGTATCTTCAAATCGATCCCCGCCAGCGCCGCATCGAACAGCGCCTGATTGAGCGCCTTCACATGCCGTTCGACGTTCTCCATCAGGATACGCCGTTCGGTGTGCGCGTGCGAGCGGGAGTGGCCGCCCATGGTGTTAACGGCGGTCATCCGGCCGGCAGCTTCCGCTCGGCCGGCTCGGCGTTGACCACGCGCGCGGCCGCGGCGCTGTCCCACAGTCGCCCCTCAGTCCCGCACGGCCCGTCCCATTCGCGCATCCGTTCGGCGGAGCGCAGCACCAGGGTGCCGTCGATCAGGCTCACGGCAACATTCGGGTGGCCGCATTTGCCGCCGTTCTGGTCGCGGAAATGCCCGCAGTCGCGGCATAAGGGCGCCATGGCGTTTCCTCCGTTGTTGCTGGAACCGGCCGCCGGATGCGCATCGGGAGGAAGAGGGAGGGATGAGACATCCGGCGGCCAGCCATCGGCATAGAGGCTCCGGCCTTCGCCACGGGGAAGGAGCGCCGCTGTGGAGCCTTGCTGTGCCGATCTGGTTTACATGGTGCGCGGGCGCGGCAGCGGCGCGCGGCACTTCGGGCAGATCACCCGCCGCGCGAGGCTTTCCTCGATCTCGGATGCCGCACACTCGCTGACGTGGGAAAAGCCGCAGGTGCAGACCCAGAGGAAGCGCGCCTTTGGCTCCATCTGGCCCCCCCACGCATAGTCCTCGTCGAGCATCACTCGGTGCGCTCCTGGTGATTGGGCGCTTCGGTCTGGAGCACGTAGGGAAAGCCGGCCAGCCAGCGCTTGAACGCCGGGATGCTCATGGTCTCGACGCCGCCCATGCGGGTGATCCCGCTCTGGTCCGGCCAGGCGTTGATATAGGCGTTCACCGCCTCCTGCTGGGAGCCGAAATCCAGCATCACCTTGTGCTCGTCGAACCCGCCGTCGGGTTTCTGCTGACGGATGATATAGACCTCTTCGGCATCAGGGTTATCGCCGATGTAGCAGTCCATCTGCTCGGCGCCGCCCTCGGCGGAGCCGGTGCGCGAAATATAGCCGTAATGCGCCGGGATCGGCACGCCCTCGCTGAAGCGCCGCTGGCCGCGCTCGTATTCCAGCACGATATTCAGCCCATGCCGATTGATCAGCGAAAGCTGGTCATTGGTCAGGATGGCTTTCACCTGCGCCGCCTTGCCGCGGTGGCCGAATAGTGCCGCCACCTGCTCGCCCTTGCCGTTCCGCCCGGCACCATTGAGCGGCATCGGCGCCGCCGTGGCGGCCGCGTTGCCGCGCAGCAATTCGATGACTTGGCGGTTCAGCGGCCGGATCGGTCGCCGCCGCATGGGCAGATCGGCATCGTCCTCTCGCTCGGGTCGCTCCGGCTCTCTCTCTGGAGCATGCGGCGGCGGGACACGTGCAGCCTCGATTCCCGGCGCCTCTCCGGGTTCCGCCATCGGATCGGGCGGATTATCCTCGGCCTGTTCAATCTCCTCGTCCGTAATGTTCGACCAGACGGCCGTCCATTTGGACTGTTCCTTTAATTCCTGCAACACGGTCTTACGCCCCACCATGCCGGCCTCGTACGCCTGAAGCGCGGCCTGGGTGATGGTGGAGGCGACCGAGGCTTTCTGGTCCTCGGCCAATTGCCAGAGCGGGCGGAAGGAAAAACCAAACCCCTCGGGCAATGGCTCGCCGAACTCGCTGCGGTGCAGCGCCTCGAACAGCGCGGTCACCGGGCCGCGCAGCTTGGCCTCCTGCTGACTGTTGATCATGTCATAATAGTTGCGAATGTCACTATCGCCGGTCGCGTTCAGACCGGCCGGGCTTTGGCCGAACAGCCGCACCAGCGGTATCTGCGCCGCGCCGGAAAGCTGTTGGCCGAATTGCACCAGCACTTCGGAAAGACCGCCGAAATTGTACTGGTATGCCTCGAACTTGTCGGTGGTATCCATGATGGTCATGCCCTCATTCTGCTGCATCAGCCGAATGAGACCCATCTGTTCCAGAAACGCCTGGTACGCCTTGCCGCCGCCGGAGATCAGATCGCGCAGGCCCTCGACGGCGTAAGTGCGCAGGTGCGCCTTGAACACCAGTTGCGCCGCGCCCATCGTGGTGCTGTCGAATGCGAACATGCGATCGAGCATCGGCTCGATGACCGACAGCCCCCAGAGATTTTCGGCGATCTTCTGCCAATAGGGTAGATCGACGCCCTCGAAACGCAGGCAGCGGGAGTGGTGCACGCGCATGCTCGGCACCGAGTGCGCATCGGAAACCACGTCGTAGTAACGCGGCAGGCCGAACGCCGGGCCGAGATCGCGGACCGTGTCCTCCAGCGAGGGATTGACCATCCAGCGGTCGAGCACCATCAGGCCCTGGAAGCGCCCGCGCCCGATCGCCTCGTAACGCAGCGGCTCGCTCGGATTGTGGCCGTCGATCATCAGCACGCCGATCGCGCCACCATAGAGCCGCGCCCACTTGATGACGCCCTGCAAGCGCTGCCAAAGCTGCAACTCGATCCACTTCTCCATGAGCCGGGCCTCGTCCTCCGGCGTCATGTCGGTGGTGAGCATCACGCCAGCGCGTGTCATGTCCTCAGCCACCGAGTCGACGATCGCGCGCACCAGCCATGAGCCGCGATATGCCATTTCGAGCTGGTTATGACTGCGGCTGATCGGCGAGATTTGGTAGGACGAGCCAGCGAGGAGGTTACGCGCCCCGTAACCCAGATTGGCGGCGAAGTTGACCAGCGAGTCGGTGACAAACCGGCGCGGCGCCGACGAGCCGGCGGGCACGCGGATACGCGGCTTATCGCTGCTGCTCGAACCGCTCAACGCTCTTTAATCCGCGAGACGTCGTCCGAGAGGGAACCGGCGCTGAGAGTTACGGCGATCGAGCCGGGCACCAAGACGACGCTATCGCCTTCTTCAAGCCGCCGGTCGGATATGGTGGCGTCGCGGACCTGAACAGAGCCGAACATCATCCGCCAAGCGTCACCGGAGGCTATGATGGCAGCCACAATCGTCTCAGTATTGACGAACGTGTCCCTGGGAACCAGACGCCACAACGACCCGGTGAGGTCAGGGCTGACGGCGAGCACCCTTTTGTCCCTGTCCAGGATACGAACGTACATGCCGGCTATGGATAACGCGGGCGCTCGGGCGTCGTCAAAGCGCCCGCACCAGCGCCTACCCCGGCGCCGATTAGGCCACCGGTGGCCGCGCGTTCGCCGGCGGTGTTGCCGCATGCGGCCAGCGTGAGCGTCGCAAGCAAGACAAGCAGGAGTTTCATGGCCTCTCAGTCCTTATGCCGGGCAAGCGCGCGAAACAGCGCGGCATGCGCGCCATCCTCGCGCGCAGGCGCTGCATCCGGCGCCGATGGGGCAGGGGGCCACATCAGCCAGCCGGTGGGCAGGAAAGCGTCGCTTATACCCATACGACCGTCACCGAGGGATCGGGGAAATTCATCGGTGAGGAAACGCCGCCGTTGAATTGCGTCGAGCCGGAGAAGCCGCTCGGACGGCTCTGTGACAACTGCCATATATTGCCAGCCGCATTGCCGGTCGAATTGACTGGCCATCGGCTGAACGCCACCTGCTTGCTGTTCTGATTGCCTTGGCCATAGTTGACGATCGCCATGGCGGCGTGGCCCGAGCCGGAGGAGACCGCAAGCGTCAATAGCCCCACCGGATTGGTGGTCACCTGGAAGCGCGGCCCGGACAGCGTCCGCACCGCCTGGCCCAGCCAATAACCAGCCGGATAGATCGTGCTGTTATCGGCATCGATGACACCGCACGTGCCGTCGGCGCGGCCGTCCCAGATCGCGGACCACAACTCCACCGGCGAGCCGTTCATCAACTCGATGATGTAGACCGCCGAGTAGATCGCGCCGATGTAGTTCTGCTGCTCGGGACACGAGCAGTTCCAGTCAATGTTGTATTCACCGGCGAAGATCGCGCGCGGCAGGCCGGCCAGATTGCAGCCGCCGATATCCTTGGTGCCCTTGTTCTGCTGGTACGCCGATTGGCCCGGACCGGACGAGCTGGAATAGCCGCCGAGATAGGAGTGGAAGTCGGCCACATCCATGTGCTGCGTCTGCTGCTGGAACTGCGGCATCAGATTGCCGAACCACGCGGTGGTCGGACCGCAGCAGAGCAGATTGCCGGAGACCGCCTTCACGGCGCTCGCCATGGCGTTGAAATACGAGGTCAGCGGATTGTTGCTGTTCGGCTCGTTGTCCGACTCAAAGCCAATGATCGGGAATTTTTTGCCATTCGACATCGTGGCGCTGTTCAGGAAGCGGGCGAGATTGCCCATGGCCTTGCCGTAGGAATTCGCGTCGCTGAAACCCTGCACGCCGCTGATATTGACGCCGATAATGACGCTGGAGACCCCGAGCGGGTCCACATCGGCGAAGCTGCCAACTAGGTTGTTCCACAAGCCGGTATTCACCGAGCCGTCGCCGTTGAAATAAGGCGTATCGCCGCGCTGCGGCAGATTGCCGTTGAAGCGCCACAGCCCCGGATTGATCTTGGCCGCCGTGTTGCGGAACGTGCTGTTGGTGAAAGCCTGAAAGCCGCCGTCGCCCGCGCCACCGGTCGAGACGCCCCAAGCGCGCGGCGAGATGATCTGCTGGCCGGAGCCGCCGGGGTAGTTCTGCGGCGCCGAGAAGTCGGCGACCAGGAAGTTGGAACTGGCCTGCGGGCCGGTTCCAGCCGGCCCTGTGGGCGTCGGCGGCTGGGTCGGCTGCGTTGGTCCGGTGGGCGGCGTAGGAGCCGGTGTCGGGCCTGGGGGCGCCGGCGTTGGCGGCTGCGTCGGCTGCGTGGATGACCGCGGATCACCGGATGCCGAAACCCAGGGATAGCCTTGCGACTGATCCCAGTACCACCAGCCGTTCTGGTTGTTCCGCTGGTAAATCTTGCCCTGGTAGTACAGCAGCAGCGTGACATTGGACGTGCGGCTGTCGACCACGCCGTTGCGAACCACCTGCAAGCCGTTGTGGCTTGAGGCGGCAAGGTTCCAGACCGTGCCGCCGCCGTCGGTGATGCCGGCCGGGGCCGATAGTACCGTGCCGGAACTGGAAGCCTGGGCGGTGATCTGATGCGCGCTGATCGTGGCGCCGTCGGGAGACGCGGTCATAGCTCTCGCTCCTCTGTCCAGGACGTCACCACCCCAATTCCATTTCTTCACCCGGGCGGCGTTCGCCGCCGTATCGCCCAGCGCGATCCGCCGGGACGCTGATCCTTGCCGAGCACCTGGCGGATACGTGCGCGCGAAGGTGGACGGGGGCGCTTGACCGAGATCGCCTCGGCGCGCACCGGACGGCTCAGCGATGAGATGCCGGTCAGATTGATATCGATGAATGTCGCCATGCTATGCTGTTGAGCAGGAGCGAAGCGGCTGCGTGAGCGGCTTTGCGTGGCACTCAAAAGGGAAGCGAGGAGGCGCCATGAGCGAGCCTTATTGGAACAGCGCCGCGTGGCTCAGCGGCGGCATCAAGACGACCGACCATTGGCATCGCAAGACGAACGATCGCACGTGCTCGCGCTGTCGGCGGGAGGTGCCGGAGGATGACGTGCCGCTGATGGTCTGGTCGCCCGATGGGCACGACATGCTGATCTATTGCGAGCGGGCGTCGCCGGCGAGCCGCCGCTCGATGCGTGAACGGACGACGCCATGAGCTGGGATCATGTTCGCATTGAGCCGTCTGCCGCTGCCCCTGATTGCGCCGAGCTATTCCTGATGAACGAGCACGGCAGGGCTTATGACATTGCGATCGCACATCTGCCGATCAGCGGCACGCCATCCCGCATGACGGTGATGGACAGCGCGGACTGGCGCTTCATCCTGGACGTTCTCGCCGAGGTCAATTGCCGCCATACGAGCGACAAGGATCATCCCTGGGTGCCGGTTGAAACCAGCGACGGGGCGGTGTGGATGTATTTCGCTGAGCCGGGGCCGACGCCATGATCGGCCGCACTTGCCGAGCCGGCGCCAACACCCACCGCGTTTACTTGGCAGCGGATCATCGCCGCCGGAACGTTCGCGCATCGAATGCAACCGTCAGCCCTCGGTCTGCGGCGCGATCCCGGTCAGCCGCGCGATCGCCGCGATGACCGCATCGCACGTCGCCACCTCGCCCTGCGAGTAGGCAATGTCCTCGGCCGCCTCGTCGGCGGCGAAGGTGTCATAGTTCGCCAGCGCGCGCTTCTGGATCGCCCGCGCCTGCTCGGCCGATTCCAGCGCCACCCGGCGGTGGCGCGCCATCTCGGCCAGCAGTTCGAGGAAGATCGCCGCGGCCTCGTCCGTCATGCCGCCGTCCTGAGGGTCATGGACCGGATCGGATCGGGCCGGAAGATATAGCCGCCCGCGCCGCCCCAGGCGTAATACCACGCCGTCTCCGGCCGATAGCATCGCTCCTGAATGCAGGGCGAGATGATCAGGCCATCCCAGCGCGTCTCAACCGCAAGCCAGTCGATGAATGACCAGAAGTGCTGAAACTCGCGGGTGAACAGGTCCAGTTCGGTGGCCGTGGAAAGCTTCAGCACATTCGCGCCGTCGAATAGCGCCACATCGTACACATAGGGCAGCGTCTGCGGGCCGGGTTCGCAGTCATCGTCCGAGACCCACAGCCCAAGCGGCCTGAGCGGGCCGCGCGGCCCGAGGAGGTGCGGCGCCGGGAACCGTCCGAACGGCGTGGCGGAATAGTGCACCAGGCGCATCGGCCAGCAGCCTAGCCGCACGCGGCCTATGATGCCAGCCGCGCCCAAACGCCCAGGTTGCCGCGCTGCATGATCCACTTGCCCAGCGCGTATCTACACGCGTCAATGGTGTGATTGTGCTTGTCGACGATCTTCGGCAGGATGATGCGCGAGTCGTGCGGATCGGTCGCATAGGAATACAGCCGGAATTCGCGCGCGGTGTTCTCGCAGCGCGGGTGTATCTTGATCCGGCGGAAGCCCTTGAGATGGGCAATGCCGTCCTCGACCGAGCCACGCCACTTCTCGGCCGGATGGATCGGAAACCCAGGCGCCCGCCGCGCCAGATAGGAGATGGTCTCGGGCCGCGCCGAGTCGGCAAAGATCGGCCACTCCAGGCAGCCCGGCACACCCGGATAGGAAACCCCGGTCTTGGCGGCAACGCCGCCGGCGAACAGCGCGGGCAGATCGTCGATCTCGACGCCCACCGCATACGCCTCGTAATCGATGTACAGTACCTCGTCGGCGATCCAGCAGCGGATCAGCACGGAGGGATCGTTGGCGAAGCCCCAGTCGGCGCCGAAATAGAAACGGTCCACATTGCGCGGCGTATCGAAGGGTTCCACATCGAACGTGCCGCGAAAGATCGCCGCCTCGGATATCCGCCGGCATTCGCCTTCCCAGACCCAGTCATAGGTATCCGGGTGATGCTTCAGCCAGTCGAGGCGCAGATCGTAGAGCGCGGTCTTTTTGAAAAACGGGTTGTCGCGCCAGGAGGTCTTGCGCACCAGCGCGTTGCGCGGCGCCGGATCGCCGACGAATTTCCTGTGGATCGGGTCTTCTTCGAATTCCGGGTTATAGCTGATCCAGATTTCGCTGCCCGGCCGGCGGATGGTCGGATCGAGCACGGTCCAGCTATCGAAACGGGTGGAATTGGCCTCTTCCAGCCAACAGCGGGTGACGCCTTCGAGCGAGCGTATCTCGTTGATGTTGCGCTCGAGGCCTTTGAAGATGAATTCGGATTCGGTGCGCTTGCAATAGATCGAATTGCGGGTGAACTCAAACCAGTGCTGCACGCCGATCGCATAGATTGACTGCTCGACGACGCGATAGACGCTGTCGGTGATCGAATTCTGGAACTGCCGCGTGCACAGGATCAAGTGCCTGTCGCTGTATGCCTGCGCGGTCAGCGCGCGGGCAAAACTGCTCGACTTGGCCGCGCCGCGGCCGCCATAGAAGACGCGATAGCGGATGGGCGTGCCATCCGGCATGGTGCGCCAGAACAGCGGCGCGTAGGCCACCGGGATGACGACCGGCGCTTCCGGCCTCGGCCCGCCGTCCAGCATTGATGATCAGCGCTCGGCCGGCGGCGGCAATCCACCGATCAGATTGGTGCGCACTGTATAGACGGCGCCGAACTGGCTGAAGACCGGCTTGGCCTCGACCCAGGCGCGAACCTGGGGATAGCCGCGCTGGTGCCAAAGTTCCTCGATCTCGGCGGCCAGTTCCTCGGCGCCGATCCGCGTCGATACATCGCGCTTGATCCTGGGCGGCGGCGCCTCGAAATCCATGCATGCTCCCGAGAAAAATGCGCGGCTTTTTGCGTTTTAGCGCTTGACGGCCGCCGTAATATGTAATACTTTTATTACATAGAGAACGGAGGACGGCGAAGTGGTTTTCATCAACGTCAAGTCACCGCGCGAGATCGCCAAGCTGCGCCGCGCCCATGCCTGGTCGCGCGATATCCCGGACACCCGCTTCGGTTCGCCGCGCGATCAGCAAATCGACCGGCTCGCGGAACTGCGTCTCGGTGACCTGGAGGAGATGAGCGAGGCCGAACGCGAACTGACCGAGCGCTACAAGGCATTGATGCGCGAAGTGCTGGCTTAAAAAGAGAGGAATGGCGAACATGACAACGGCAGAACGCAACCGGGCGATCAAAAAGACCCTCGAGCGCGCCTTCGGCCGCGGCAAGGTCCGCGTGCGCGGCGGCCGCGGCACCGCCTATGGCTGGGTCTCGGTCGATATCGACTGGACACCGCTAAGCCACCGCCAAGCCTCGGATATGCGCGCCCGGGTTTGGGATATGCTGAACACCGCCGGCCTCGGCAAGAGCATCGGCACCTACGGCTACAACGATCCAGGATCGGATTACGGCTACGGCCACAAAATGTCGCTCACCTTCAACCGCGTGGTCGAGGAGGCAGCGTGAGCGACTTCCGGCATTGGTATGACACGATCGATCGCCGACGCTACGCCGCTTGGCTGCGCGCGCGCCCGAAAATCGTGCGCGCGGTTATGCGCGAGTTTCCACTCGGTTCGCATATCGACGTCAACGGCGCTGATCACGTCGTGTTCGGCGCGACCGAGGGCGGCGATCTGATCGTCGTACCTTATGCCGCCCGGGATTACGATGACGCCTACGCGCGCCGTTCGCACCTCTGCGCCGCCTGCCAGCGCGCGGGCAAGGTGCATATCCTCAAATGACCGCGGAGGAGCTATGCCGGCTCATGTGGGCCTTGGACTGGGGCGACGGCGATTTGGCGCGCGAGCTTGGCTGTGATCGGCTTACGGTCTGGCGCTGGACCCGCGGCCGGCAAAGCGTTCCCCTCGCCGTCGGGCGTTGGCTGCGCGATTACGCACGCGATTACGCTCGCTTTCGCGCCGAGCATCCGCCCCCGGACTGGCGCACCACGGGCCGCCGGCCCAAAGCGAAAGACCCGGCCGGTGCCCCTCGGCCGGGTCCGTCGTCCGTGGTAATGGAGAAGCGAGACCGATAGCCCTCACCGGTCACGCCACCTTCCATAGCACGTCTGGCCGGATTGGGGGAAGTCCTATCCTTCGTCGTCGCCGGAGGCTTCGATGATCCGCAGCGCCGGCGTCGGCTGATTGTCCTGGGTCTCCGCATCAACATCGATCGCGCGCACCGGCTGGATCACCAGCACCGGGGCCACGATCGAGGCGCCCGCCAGCCCGGCGCGAGAGGCGTCGGGCGAGAACCCGTGGCGCACGTTGTCCGTCACCTTCCATTCGTCGCCGGCATGTGTCTGTAGCCAATATTTCTGCGCCATCACGTTGCCCGCCAAGCCGGAGCGAATGACCGCCAGCCCCATGCTGGCAACCGTGCGCTCGTAACCTTCATCCAACTCCTGGCGAAACACCTTGCGCAGCGTTATCTCGCAGATGCCTTCCCGATCGCCGCGGTAGCGCGTGATATTGCGTGCGATGATGCGTTGCGGCACGCGGTTTGCCGCCATGAAGCGCACCAGCATGCGCTGCGCGTCATTCGGAACGAATGGCGGCTGACCGGGCATCGCGCGCGGCTGGGTCGGCCCGAAGGGGTCCGGCTCCTCAACAAAATCGTCAACTATTTCAGTATCTTCGGTGTCCTGCATTATGACCGCCCGTCATCAATACGGTTGATACTGGTGTGAATCGACCAAAAGAATAGGAACCCTAACCTGCGCGCCGCGCGGCGACCTCGGCGAAGCTCTGACCGGTCGCCTCCAGCGTGGCGGATTGGCCGGTGAAAGCCTGCCAGCGCTGTACAGAAACGTCCACGTAGGCCGGCGCTATTTCCAGGGCGTGGCACGCACGGCCCGTCATTTCCGCAGCGATGATCGTCGTCCCGGAACCGACAAAAGGATCGTAGACCGCTTGCCCAGGGTTGCTGTTGTTCTCGATCGGCCGCTTCATGCATTCGACTGGTTTCTGCGCGCTGTGCCCAGTCGTCATATCGTCAGGCTTGCCGCCCTTCATGGTATTTAGATTGGCGATCTGCCACAGAGTGGTCTGCTTCCGGTCACCGCTCCAATGGCCGGTAGCGCCCTTCCGGACGGCGTACCAGCAGGGCTCGTGCTGCCAGTGGTAATCACCACGGCCAAAGACGAATCCCTGCTTGGCCCAGATTATTTGGCATCGGATATCGTATCCTGATGCCTCTAAAGAGGATTGGACCGCACTGGCATATCGGCCACCATGCCAAACATACGCAACATCAGTTGGCGAGAGCGACCATGCGTCTGTCCAGTCGGCTCTCTCGTCATTGACCACGACACCCACTGAGGTTGTCTTCCCGCCCTTATATTGTGCCGGATTGTCCCTGACTCTCCAATCAGGATCGTAATCCACACCGTAAGGCGGATCGGTCACCATCAGACGCGGCTGCACGCCATTCAGGGCAGCCGCCACGTCGTCCGCAGAGGTCGCGTCGCCACAGACCAGCCGATGCCGACCGAGCCGCCATACTTCGCCGCGCAGGCTTACGGGATTGGCAGACGGCTCGGGCGCCTCGTCTGGGTCGGTCAAGCCTTCGAATGGCTCGGCGGCCAGGCTGTTCAGTTCATCCTCGTCAAAGCCGATCAGCGAAAGATCGAAATCAAGATCGGCGAGGGCTTTGAGTTCGGCGTGCAGCAAATCGTCATCCCAACCGGCGTCGAGCGCTAGGCGGTTGTCAGCTAGCACGTAGGCGCGTTTCTGCGCATCAGACCAACCTGCGGCCACGATGACCGGGACTTCGGCCAGGTCCAGCAATTTGGCGGCTGCAACGCGCGCGTGCCCAACGATGATACCGCCGCGCTCGTCGATCAGGACCGGCATGGTGAAGCCCCATGCCTGAATCGAGGCCGCAATCTTCTCGATCTGCTCAGCCGAGTGCGTGCGCGCGTTACGCGGATATGGCCTCAGTGACGAGAGCGCGCGCCGCTCGGCCTTATCGGCCGGCCACAACACGGGATCAGGCATGATCGACCGACCGCTCGCGCTCCTCTTGGAGCGCCTGGCTCAACGCTTCGTTCAGCACGACCAGACGATCGGTGCCGGAGAGAGCATCGACGGCGACGTGTACGGCGGCGAGCGCGCGCTGCATCTGATTGGCGCGGTTGCGCACGCGCCGCCGCTCGGCCGATGCTGCCGCTTCGGTTTGCGCAGATTGGTGCATTGTATGGCGGGATGTACTGGCGCCCGGCGCATGTATCACCAGGGTAGAAAAATCATAGCGACCGGCGTGATGCCAATGTCAAGGCTCCGTTGAGCGCGGCCTTGCGTCAAACCGACGTGTGGGATGGTAGCTCGCTAGGAACCATGCCCGTCAGGTCCGCAGGCGTACCAATCTATATCTGCTGTCGGCGGCCAAGATCGATCTCGCGGCTGATCTCGCTCTCGAAGTACTGCCACACCTGGTCGAGCAGGCCGACGAGCAGCCGGCGCTCGCCTTGAGGATCGACGCGGCGCCCCGTTGCCCGTTGGCGAAACCGGACCCATTCGGCGACCTTGCGGTTTTCCAGGACGACGAAGATCAGCAACCACTGCTGGTCGGGGGTGAAGCGCGCCCAGAGCCGGCTGAGCCGGCGGGCGGCGCGCACCCGGGCGATCTCGCCGGGCGAGGGGCCGGCGCGGGGCGCTGCGATCATGGCGGCAAAGACGGGCAGCCAGTCGCCGGAATAGCCGTACATCACAGCGTCGGCCAGTTCGCGCAACTTGTTGGCGGCGTGGATGTGCTTGGCATCGAGGCCGGAGCGGCGGTCGGCGGCCATAGCGGCGATCGGGTCAAAGGCGCGGAAGCCATGCACGCGGCGCGCTGCGCGCGGCGTGGCGGCGTCATCGGGGTCGGGCCAGTCATTGGGCGCCAGTGCAGTGGGGCCGGTCCTGGCGGCCCTGCGGACGGCCTGGGGCTGGTCGCCGGCCGGTGGGCGCTGGGGCGGACGTGGCTTGGCGGCGCGGCGGGCCATCAGCGGCCGATCTCCTCGATGATCGCTTGCAGTTCGCGCCGCGCCTCGGCCAGCCGGCGGCCGAGGTCGTTGGCAATGGCGCGGGACGGCTGCCAAGCGTGGCCGGCGGCGAGCCGGGCGTCATAAGCGGCCAAGACCTCGGCCTTGGATACCACGACGCCCTGGGCGCGGTCATCCAGCAGATCGGCCAACGCGGCGCAGGCGTCCTGGTAGCGGTGGGCGAACGGCTGCTGGGCGGCGTGCGCCTCAGCGAAGGCTGCCTCGAGGTGGTATACCTCCTGTTCGAGGGCGGCGCGGCGGGTTTGTAGGCTGGCGTACCGAGCGGCGCTACCGGACGGCGATGAAGTCCGGCGCTTGGCAACCGGATTTCCGAACAGGTCGCTCATGACGGCGGCGCCGGCTGAAAACCGGTAGCGAGATACCGGATTATACCACCTAAGCCACTATACCACCTGTTCCCAAGATTCTCCCTATGTACCCCTCCTACCCCCTCCCACCTGCCCTCCTCCACCCCTGTACCTCCCTCCATACTCTTTTCTCTCTTTTCTTTAGAAAGGTGGTATAGGTGGTATAGGTAGTACAGGGCCTTGAGGTGGTTGAGTTTTCGAGGGTATACCACCTCTATACCACCACGACGGTAAAGGTCAGCCATACTGGTATAGTCATCATATCTGCCCTATACGTAAACAACCGGAGGCTGGTATTCCACCTTGGCGGTGCAACTATACCACCTTATACCACCACGCTAGGCGAACGATTCTGGGTCAATCCCCGGCGCGTACCAGCGCTTCGCAAGCTCGCCGGCCCGCATCTTCTGGCTCTTTTGCCAGCCTAACTGCTTGAGAATCCTGGCCGCCCGCATCTCGAACGACTTGCTCTGCCGCTCGCGCGGGATGCCCAGCGCCTCAGTCAGGATTTGCGGAATGCGCACCTCGCGCCTGGGGGAGCCGAACTCGCCGCCCTCCAGCCACTCGCGGACCGCATCACCCCACATATCAGCGGTCAGACGCTGCAACTGCGCCCTGGCCGCCTCCTCGCGGACCTCCTCGTCCGCCAGAAAGACCGGCTCGCCCTGCGCCTCACGATAGGCAGCCTCCGCCCAGAGATCGTCCCGGTTGAGCGCGATCCAGCGCACCGAGGCGGCCACGCAGCGCACCGGCCAATAGCGGCGATTACCGGTCTCGTCACGGAGGTAATCGTCCTTGTTGGTTGTCCCAGCGAACACGGTCTGCCGCGGATGCCTGATGAAATTCCTGCCGTAGGGCGGGCGGAACCAATCGAACGGCCGCGACAGGAACGCCTTGGTGGTCTCGTCCTCGTTCCTGATCAGGTGGTCGATCTCGGCGCATTCAACGCACCAGACGCCCAGCAGCGAGAGCGCGGCATCGCGGTTGCCAAGATCGAGCGGCATCGAATCGGAAAACCAATCCTGCCCGAACAGGATCGCGAGCGACGTCGATTTGCCGATATCCTGCTCGCCCTCAAGGATCAGCATGTGATCGAACTTCGTGCCGGGACGGCGCACCCGGCGGACGGCGGCGATCAGGAATTTTGCGGCCACCGACCGGTGATACGCATCATCGGGACAGCCAAACGCCTGGGTCAGCCACGTATCGAGACGCGGCTGCCCATCCCATCTCAGGCCGTCGAGCCAGGTGCGGACCGGATGAAAATGATTGGTGGCGCCGACCGCCAGCATCGCGTCCTCAACGGTGGCGCGGGCGAACCGGTAGGACCAAACCCTTTGCAGGTAAGCCTGAATCAGCGCGACGTCCTCGTCGCCCCACGCGCGCGGATAGGGGCCGGATAATTCCGGGGTATCATCGTCGTGCCGCGGCGGCGCGCGCGTGATCAGGTGCTCGCTGCGGAACGCGTCGAACACCAGCGCGCCGCGCAAGACTTGATCGTGGCTCAGGATCAGGATCGCGTTGGTCAGCGTGGGCCTGAATTGGTGCTCATCGATGCGTTGCAGGCGCGAGAACCACGCCTGTTGTTTCAGCGGCCGATGACTGGCCAGATCGATGACATTGCCAATCCAGTCATCGTCGCTGTCAGCGGCCATGGCGCATCCCGGCCATCAGGCCCGAACGGATGGTGGCCTTGGTCTCGGCGTGGTCGAGGCCCACCTGACGGGCGGCGCCATAGAGCGCGCCCACCGCCTCGCGCTCATCGAGCAACCCGGCGCCGATCAGCCGGCCGATCTGGAATGCCCGGCGGTTCAGGATCGCATTGCGCTGACCGTTGACCGCCTGGCTGACCGCCAGCGCGGCGCGATAGAGCCGGCGCCGGGCGGCGTCGCTGGTGTCGATCTGGACCTTGGGGATGGCCGGCTCCGGCGGCGGCGCCAGCAGGCGCAGCAGCCATTCGGGCGCAGGCGGTGGCGCCACTTCCCAGGGCGCCACCAGCCAGCGATAGGGCCGGCGCGTAGTAAGATGCACGCTGGGCGGGATGGTCTGCGACTGGCGGCCGCGCCGCGGATCGATGCCCGCCGCCGGATGGCCGGCCTCGCCGATGATCCGCTCGCCCTGGTGACGGAAGAACAGCACGACGCCACCACCGCCCGAGCGCAGTTGCGGGCGCGGCGGTAGCGGCCCATGCACGTTGCAGAGTGCCGCCAGATTGGCGATGCCATCATGGGCGTGACCGGGCGGCACATCGCAATCAAGCCCCCAGATGCCGGACTTGCCGCAGACCACGCGCCAGTTGCACGCCGGATAGGCGCGCGCCCATTGTTCCAGCCTGTCGAGGTCGTGCGTGGAGGCGTCGGTGGCGCCCTTGAAACACCCGGCGCGCGAGCGGTTGCTTGCCGGATAGAGACACCAGCCCAGCAGCGCCAGCCGCTCGAGGTCCGGGTGCAGCGTCATGGCGGCGCTGCCCGCCGGCTCTGCACGGCGGGCCAGCACGCCGCGCAAAGGCAGCGGACCGGCCGACCGGCGCGCAACAGGAACAGTTCGCGGACCTCGGCCTCACCTGGTTCGATCAGCACGACGTCCTGGGCGCCACAGCGCGCGCAACGGAGGTCGGCGAGCACGATATCATCGCTCATGGCTCAAGCCCCAGCGGGTCAGTTCCGCGCGGCGCGCGTACCAGCAGGCGGCGGCGCGCAGGATGTCGCGTTGTTCGGCGTCCTCGGTCAGCTCGGCGCGGGCGAACAGTTCGATGGCCCGTGCCTCAAGCTGCGCGGCGGTCACGCGGCCGCCACCAGCGGCGGATCAGCGGCCGCATCGAGCGGCCGGCGCCGGACATAGGCCCGGCGCGCGTGCTCGGCACAGTACGGCCGGCCTGGCTCGCTTGGCGCATCGCAGAAGCGAAATCCGGGCGTGCGCGGCTCGCCGATCGGCCAGCAGCACGTGCGCAGACGCAGCCCTGCCAGTGGCGATGGTGCGGGCACGGGCGGTGCCGCAACCGGCGGCAGCGTTGCCGCGCCGCGCTTCAGGCGCCGCGGCCGCGGCACCGGTTGGGGCGGCGGCTGGCCGGGCCGGATGACTGAGGGCAGCGCTGGCAGGCCAAGGCGCCGCGCCTCGCCCACCACCGAGCCTTTCGACCGTCCGAGATGGTCGCCGATCGCGCGGCAGGGCTTCTTGCCCCAGTTCTCGGTCAGGTACGCCAGTTCCTGCGCCGTCCATTCAGCCATCGGTTTCCACGACCCCTCGTGCCGGTAGGAAAAAGTCCTGCTGCGCCCCGGCGCGCGTCACACGCTGCTCGGCCATGCGGGCGTATCCCGGGCTGAGATCGATGCCGATGCAGTCACGGCCCAACTGGTCGCAGACCACGGCGGTCGTGCCGCTGCCGATGAACGGATCGAGTACCGTGCAGGGCACGACAGGCGCATCGCACGTGCATGCCGATGCCCAGCCGATGGTCTGCACGCGGCGCTCCAGGCGCACCGGAAACCCGGCTGTCTCGTGTCTCCGTTCGAGCGAACGCGGACCGTTCGTGGTGCTGTTCTGCGGATTTTCGTAGCGCGCCGCGACCTGCCGTACCCAGGGCGCACCGCAGGCGGCGCAGCAGCCGCGCTCGGATGTGCCGGCGCGGATCAGCGGCGCGATCAACCTGGGCGGGAAGGTCGCGAAATGCGCGCCGGGGAAAGGCGCGGGATTGACGTCCAGTGCCAGCGGCGCGCCGCCAGCATCGCTGATCAGGCCATGCGGCTCACCGAGGCTGTCGAAGAACAAGTCCGAATTGCGGAAGCTTCGCTCGCCGGTATATTCCCAGTACTCGGGCGGCCGGCTGGCCACATCGTCCAGGGCGCTCCGCTCGGCGCTGGCCTTGGCCGCCAAGGTCCCCGCGCTGACCACGCCAACCCGGCGAACCGCCGCTTCGTCCCAGAAGTAGCGCGGGCTTTTCGTCAGCAGATACACATACTCAACGGCGGTCGTCGGCCGGTCGGTCACCGACTCAGGCAGGCAGGACCGCTTGAGCCAGGGCATGCGGGATCGCACCCACCAGCCATCCGCGCGCAAGGCGAGCGCAAGTTGCTCGGGGATCAGATGAAGGTCTTTTGGTTTGTAGCCGGGCGGAACCAGGCCCGTGTTACTCGCGAAATCGGGATACCGGCCGTCGAGCGCCGGTTGCAGCATTTCACCATTGATCGGGCGCTGCTGACCGCGCGTGGCCTTCCGGCCCTGATTGCCCCACGAACCGGCGTAACTGTCCGCGATGTTGACGAACGCGGTACCATCCGCCCGCAGCACGCGGCGTACCTCGCGGAACACCGCGACCAGCCGCGCGATGTACGCCTCCGGCGTTGCCTCCAGACCCAGTTGGGCATCGACGCGGACCGCGCCGCACGCGGCGCATACGGAGCGGTAAGGCTTGGTTTCGTAATCCCGGCGGTCGGCCGGACCGCCGAGGCCGGTGGGAGGCTGTTGGACGAGCCGATGGTCGCAGCCCGGGTCACCGCCTTCCCACCGGGCCGTCTGATAATCGCGCAGCCCGTAATAGGGCGGCGATGACACCACGCAATGGACGCTGGCGTCCGGCAGCGTGCGCAGCACAGCGCCAGCATCGCCGGTCAGGATGCGCACGCTCACAGCGGCTTCCGCGCGCGTTGCAGGCGGGCGAAGCGGATCGGCGAAGCGCGGCGATACCGCGCCTTCGGCGCCGCCTGCTTGGCCGGCGCCTTCGCCCGCTGCGCGATGATTTCCGCGGCAACCTGTTCGTCCGCCAGCCGCGCCAGTACGCGCCAGTTGTGGCACAGCGGAACGCCGAAGCGCGCGCACTGTTCGAAATAGCCGACCACGGAATTCGCCCAGCCGGCCGGGTGTTCGAGTGCCGTCAGCCGATCGATCAGCCGCGCCTGCTCGCTGTCCGGTTTGAGCCGGACGCCAGGCCGCTTGAGTTCGCAGCGAAAGGTCCGGCCGCCGGCCATCGCCAGTTCGGTATCCGGCCAGTTGGACCGTATCCCCCGCGCCGCCTCCCAGCGATGCTCGTGCTCCGATCGCGCGAAGCCGCGGTCGTGCGAGGCAAACTCGTGCCCGACGACGACGCAGCGCGCCACCATCTCGAAAATCTTCCGCTGCAAGATGAATTCCGCCCGGATCACGGATGACCGACCGTTAACGTGCGGATCGGTACGCAGGGCTTGACACAGTTACGAATCGTCTGGCTAAAGTGCCGAAAATGCACAACAAGCGCGACCGCCGCGAATGGACTGGCCACCAGGTCACCTCCAAAGGGAAGAAGTTGGTCGCGATCAACAATGACAGCCCGCCGCGCCGCCCCTGCCCGGACCGCGTGACGGCAAGGTCACATGCCTGGGGGACCGAGCGGGGTCATGTGGTGTCCATTGATCCCTCCCGGACCATCTCGTCCTTTTGCCAAACGTCAGGCCGAATCTCGTACAGCGCCAAGCCGGTGATCTGCGCCACCGCCCGCGCGTGCCGCACCGGCACCCGCACCCATTGCGTCACGGCGCTCGGCACCACGCGCAGGCGCGCGGCGAGCGCCCTGGGACCACCGGCCAGGCGAATGGCGCGGGCAGCTTCGGGGGCATACGCATCGCGGCGTAACGGTCTCATGGCCGGCAGCCTATTGCAGAGAGACTGCACATGTCAATCAGAGGGAAGCCCTGAATGAGCGCGCATGCCGCCGTCCAGTTCTCGTCCGCCAGCCCCTCGGCCCATCGGCCGGCACGCCGCCAGCGCGACCACCGCCGCGACGAGTACCAATACCGGATCGGCCGCCGCCTTCAGATGGCCGTGGAAGAGATCATCGCGCGCGAAAGGATCACCCGGACGGAGTTCGCCCGGCGCACCCATACCACATTGTCCAAGTTAGGTAACTGGATACGCGGCGAGCATTACCCCGACCCGCTGTTCGTGTGGCATCTGCACGAGGAGTTCGGCGTGACGGCCGACTGGCTTTACCTGGAAAGGATACCCGGCCTCCCGCCTTCCCTGAGACAGCGAATTGCGGGCGGGGCAGGCGATAATCGGTCGGCAATTCCCGCGGCTTCTCGCCATAAGGAACGAACCACCGAATAAACCCGCCAATCCGCCGATGTGCAGATAATCTGCTGGACATTGTGCAGAGAGTCTGCATAATGGTCTCCGGACGCCATGCCGGAGACCACGCTTGCCACTTCCCGTACGCCACCCGTCCCCCTCTCGCCCGCGCCCTGCACCGGGCGCGCGGCGATCCGGCGTCCCGGCGGGACCAGCGGCACCAGCCTATCATCGTCCAGATGACCATGCGAGGTTTTCAGCCCCGGCGCTGAGCCGCTGCGCGCATTGCGGCGCACTGGCCGAAAGCGGCTGCCCCGCCCCCGGCATATTGCCGGATGCAGACCTGTTCGCGCCCTACCAGCCGCCGCACCGCCCGGCCTACGACCTCGCCAATACCTACGATCGCACCACGCTCGCCATCCGCATCATCGGCGATGCCGACCGCGCGCACGACTACCTTCAACTGGTCGCGCACATGCAGGCCGATGGCCAGATGGGCGCCGGCCAGGCGCGGGCACGCATTGGCGAAACGCTGATCACCCTCCACCGCCACGCCCAGGCCCTCTGCCGGCTGGCCGCTATCGAACAACGGGGAAGCCAATGAGCACACACGCCCACCGCGCCGCGCGCCGCGCGTCACGCGCCGCCCACTCCCTGCCACCGCGCGATCCGGTCGAGGCCCTGCTCGCCGAGATCATGGCGCGCGTCACCGACGAGGAAATCCGCGGCCCGCAATTACGCCTCGGCGAGGCGACCGACTGGATCGAGGAACTGGCCATCGACCTCGGCTACATGGTCTACGACCCGAGTACCACGAAAGCCGCGCTGCGCGAAAAATGCACCACGCTCGCGGTCGCGGCGATCCGTTTCGCCCGCGACGTCTGCGGCGAAACTGCCGAATAAACCCTGGGAAACCACAGAAGGATCGCCGCCGCTTATGCCGCAATTCATCTTTCAGAGCGTGCTCGAACTGCCCGACAGCCCGTTCGCCGCCGCCCGTATCCTGGTGCAGATCGAGCCGCACTGGAACAGCCTGATCGAGGCGCTGCAAGCCGCAGGCGTCGCCTGCGAACTGCGCGCCGAGCCAATCCATCCGAGAGTCGAGCGGCCGCCGCCGGTACGGACGCGCGGGCGGCCGCCGGGCAGCCGCAATCGACCGCGCCCGCTGCCGCGCCAACAGGAAATGCCGGTCACAACGTCCGTCACCGAAACCGAGGACGCGGCGGAATAGCATGCAGCGCATTACCGAGCCCGGCAGCTATGCGATGCCGCACGAGGTCTACCATAGCGACTGCTGCGACGGTCCCTCGCTGAGCAGCACCGGCGCGCGCCTCCTGGTGCAGAAATGTCCAGCGGTGTACCGCCATCTCCAGGACAATCCGGAGGTCAAAGAGGAGTTCGATATCGGCAATGCCACGCACCTGCTGGTGCTCCAGCCGGACGTGTACAGGACCAAGGTGGCCGAACTGCCGTTTCAGAACTACCGCGCCCAGGAAGCCTGCGCCGCGCGCGACGAAGCCCGCGCCGTCGGCCTGATCCCGCTCACCATCCCGCAGCAGAACCAGGTCCACGCCATGCGCGCGGCGTTATTGGCCGACGATATCGCCCGGCACGCGTTTCGCGGCGAGGTCGAGCAGTCGCTGTTCGCCCGCGATCCCGATTATCCCGGCATCTGGCTGAAATGCCGGCCGGATATCCGCGCCGGCTATCTGGTCGATGTGAAAACCACCACCGACGTCGAGCCGGGAGCATTCGAGCGTGCGATCGGCAATTACGGCTATCACCAGCAGGCCGCATGGTATCGCATGGTGGTCGAGATGGTGCTCGGCGAGCGCCCGAAGGGGTTCTATTTTCTGGCGGTGCAAAAATCGCCGCCCTACCTCGTGGAAACCATGCGCCTCGACGAAGAGGCGATGGCCTGGGGCGATATTCTGAACCGTCGCGCGCGCAGCATCTTTCACTGGTGCTGCGCACATGATCGATGGCCGTCCTATCGCGCGCGGATCACCGGGCCGTCGGTAGCAATCGACGTCGGCCTCCCGGCCTGGCACCTGCGCGAATTGCAGCGCCGCCTTGAGGCCGGCGAACTGGAGCCGGTGTGAAAATGGGGAGGGACACCATGCCGAAGCCTTCCGTGCCCAAGATCATTGATCGGATCATGCAGGAACAGGACCTCACCGCGCGGCAGGTGGCCGAGAAACTCGGCGTTGCCGTCTCGACTGTCTATCAATGGCAAAAGGGCCGCAGCCCGCGCCTGGGCGTGCGCGTGCGCATGCTGAAAAACTTTGATATTGCGCCCGCCGAGCTGGGCCTCAAGGATATGAACACCACCGCGCACGCGGTGGTAAACACGGCCGCGAACGGCGTCGCCAATGGCGAAGATACATCAATCGCGGTCGCGGTGCGAAGCCGACGCGGCTTGGCGATCGAAATGCAGGTGACGCCCAAGACCGCGTTGCGCGTGCTACACGTTCTGCTTGCCGAGGAAACCCTATGAGCGACGTCTATGACGGCCGGTTCGATGACCTGCCCGCGCCACGCACGCCGGAAACGCCACTGCCAGCGCAGCGCGCCGGACAAGGCACCATGGTGGAGCAGGCGCGCGCCATCGCCGAAGTCCGTGCCGCCGTGATGATCGCCCGCGACAATCCGCGCGATCGCTCCGCCGCGATCAACGAGATGCGGGAGATATGCAGCATTCCTTGGCTCGCCGAGCGCGCGTTCTTCCGCGTCCAACGCGGCAAGGAATTCGTCAACGGCGAAACCATCCACCTGGCGCGCGAACTGGCGCGCTGCTGGGGCAATATCGACTATGGCGTGAAGGAGCTGCTGCGCGACGATGCCAAGGGCCAATCCGAACTGCTGGCCTTCGCCTGGGATTTGCAGACCAATGCCCGGAGCGAGATTACCTTCGTCGTGCCGCATCGGCGCGATACCCGCAGCGGACCGCGCCCGCTGACCGGGACGCAGGAAATATACGAAAACAACGCCAGCTATGCAGGCCGGCGACTGCGCGAAGCGATCTTCGCCGTGCTGCCGGTCTGGTTCAAGGCCGAGGCGGCCGAGATTTGTCACCGCACGCTCGAACAAGGCGGTGGCAAGCCGCTCAGTATGCGCATCGCCGATCTGCGCAGCGCCTTCGAGTCGATCGGCGTCGGTGCGGCGCAGTTGGAGAAGAAGCGCGGCCGGAAGGTCGACGATTTCCTGGCCGAGGACGTCGCCGCGCTGCGCGTCATCTATCTCTCGATCAAACGCAATGAGGTCACCATCGCCGAGGAATTCCCGCCCGAAGAGTCTCCAGCCAAGGCAGGCCCACCCCGGGCGGAGCCGCCGGCCGATGCCGATGCCTTCGAACGCGCCGCCGCCGGGGCGCCGGCGGGCGAACGGCCTGGGCCGGCCCAGGAAGCGCCAGCCGAGACCGCGCCGCCGTCCAACGCGGAAGCCGAGAAGCCGGCCGACAAACCGGCCAGGAAGCCGCAGAACGGCGCCGAGACGGTAGACGCCTTCCTGGCGCGGCTGGCCAAGCTCAGCCTTACCGAGGTCCAGCGCCTCGAAACCAGCGCGACCTTCAAGGCGTGGTATCGCGATCTGGACGCGGAGGCGCAAAAGCAGGTCTCGGGCCGCATCGCCGACCGCCTCGCCGCGCCTCTCCGCGCCGGGTAAAAGGGGGAAACGTTGACCGATCACGATCCGGAACGCCTCAAAGTCACATCCCGCGCCGTTCTGGAGCTATTGGAGGACCGGCTCGGCGGGGATCCCCAGGGCATCGCCGCAGTGCTGGGCGCCGTCGTCGGCAGCTTCGCGCTCGCTAGCAACGACCCGCTGCTGGCGTTGCAGATGGTCGAGACTTACGCCGGCGAGATAGTCACAGACCTGTCGCCCGCGCTGATCCGCAGCAGGAGGGCGCTCAGTGTGGCGACCGACGCCAAGCTGGTTCTACGGGTGATCAAACGGGAAGGGATACCGGCAGAGCACGCGCTCGCGATCGCCGGCACCGTCGCCTACGGGCTGCTGCGCGAGGCCGCGTCATCGGCGGAGCAGCGGCGGCGGATGACCGATGACCTGATACGGGTCCTGGTGAACGGTCCGCCGAAGCGGCAATGAACGGCGTTTTCGGTTAATCGCGCTGTCACAAAGCCACCGGCCCGCGCAAGCGGCACTTACGAAAATCGCTGGCGCCAGCGGACAAAGCCTGCAATACCCTCGCCCGCATGGCGAAACGCCCGCCCGCTGATTCGGTCCCCCCGGACAGTTCGGTGTCCCGGATCACCACAGCGCTCGGCGCCAATGTCCGCCTCGCACGCATCCGAAAAAATATGACGCAGCAAGAGCTTGCCGACCTGGTGGGCGTCCATGTCGCGCGCGTATCCGCGCTCGAGAAAGGCCATGGTAACCCGCGCCTTAGTACCCTGGTGCGTTTCGCCGCCGCGCTCGGGCTTTGCGTTAACGCGCTTGTCACGCGCGCGTCGCGCCGCGGCCAATAGCGATATACCGCAAAATTAACTTGACGCCACGAGTCCGCCCATGCGGATATGCCGAGCGGTATATCGCAATAGGGAGGGCGCAACATGGCGGCGGACCGGTCACCCCAAAGTCTCCCGCCGCCATCGCGCGTCGCGCTCTGCGGTATGCGCACCATCCTGGAGACCCCGGAAACCGACCGCACTTGCATAATCTGCCACCTGCCGCGCCGGCCGGACTGTTTCGACGGCTACATCGTGGTGGCAAGCATGTGGTGCCCGAACCTGCGCGCCGCCGATCCGGCGCAAAACGAGCCGGTCGAGGTCGCCTGACATGGCGGTGCTCACCCCAGCGGTCTATATGCAGATCGCGCTCGCCTGCGGCAACGGCGCCGATCCGCGGCTGATTGATGCGATTGCTGCGGTTGAGTCGGGGCGCGATACCGCCGCCGTCAATCGCAACGCCAACGGCACCATCGATGCCGGGCCGATGCAGATCAATTCCAGTCATTTCGGCGAATTCGGCCTAAACGCCCAGGCGGTGCGCGATCCCTGCACGGCGATCCGCACAGGGGTTGCCATTCTCGCGCAGGCGGCGGGCGGCATGGATGCGCTTCAGCCGGAGGCCGTCGATCGGCTTGCCGACCGGCTCGCCGCCGGGGTGTCGGCCTACAACACCGGCTCGCCCACCGCAGGTATCAGCAACGGCTATCTGCGCAAGGTCATGGATGCGTTCCGTGGCCGGCCATCGACGCCGCCACGACCGACGCGAACGCTCGCCAGTCAATTTCCGAAAATCGGGGAAGGTCGCTGATGGCTGCCCAACTGGGTTACTGGATCGGCCAGTTTCAATCCTGGCAGAACGATCTCGCTGTTCTCGCAATGATCGTGATCGTCGCGCTGGCGCTGTTCCACGTCATCAGCGGGCGCACCATGATCTTCGCCTTTATCTGCGTGGCTCTGCTATTCACGATCGTCTCGCTCATTCGCGGCGCGCCGACCGGTTGAGACGATGGCGCTGCGCGACTATGAGGAGCCGTTGTTCGTCGCGATCACACAGCCGATGATGCTTTTCGGCGTGCCCGTCGAGGGCTTCGGCATCAATATCGGCGTCTGGTATCTGGCATACTTCTTTTGGGGCCATGCCAATCCTCTCTCCATCCGTGGCTTGGAGTCATTGCTGATCGGCCCGGCTCTACACATGGCAATGAGTGTCTGTGTTGCCTACGATCCCAACATATTCCGGCTGCTGTTTCTTTGGATCGACACGCGCGGCATTCAGCCGCGCCGGCAATCAGTGCTCTGGGCCGCCCGCTGGTGGCACGCGCGCACCGACGACGAGATCAACTGGGGCAGCCTTTGAGTCCGTGGCGCACCATCCTGCCGCGCCTGCTGAAATGGATGGAGCACGAGATCGGCCACTACGTTCCGCTGCGGCGCCATTCCGACACCGACGACCGCATTGTGGTCCTCAATGACGGCTCGCCATTCGCGATGTTTGAACTCGCCGGCGTGCCGTTCGAGACCGAGGAGGACGTCGACGTCGTCGCGCGTGTCTCGCGGCTGAACGCGAGCTGGAAGCAGTTGGCCACCGATGGACTGATCATCACCGTATGGCAGACCCGCACGCCGGTGGTTTCCGACGTTTACCCCAGGCACCGGTTCGCCGAGCCGGCCGCGCGGTGGATCGATGACGCCTATGCCGATCATCTGGTCGCGAACAGCCTTTACAGCAATCGCATCTTCGTCGGCTTGCAGCTTCGGGCCTCGCACATCGTGGTGGGAGAGGCCGCCGGCGAATATTTCGCCGCCGTCAAGCGCGGCAAGGTGCAGGAGGAAGATGTCGGGCGCACCGCCCAATTGATCCGGATCGCCGATCTGGCGCTGCGCGAACTGCGCGAATACCAGCCGCGCCAACTCGGCATCCGCACCGAAGGCCGCACTGATTATTCAGAGATCGCCGAGGCGCTGATGCTGGCCACCACCGGCATCTGGCGCAAAGTGCCGTTGACCACCGGGCCGCTGGGCGAGTCGATGTTCCGCGAGCACGTGGTGTTCGACGGCGACGTCATCAAGTTCCTCGAACCGGGCGCGCCGTGGTATGGCGCCGTGCTGGGCTTCCGGCATTTCCCGCAGCCCACCTTCCCCGGCATGTTCAACAACCTGCTGACCGCCGAGACAGCACTCACCGTCTGCCATACATTCCGCTGCATTCCGACCGAAGCCGCCAAGGCGATCATGGGGCGCAAGCAGTGGAAGGCGATGGTGACCAACTCGACGGCCATCGCCCAGCAAGGCTCGCTCGCCAAGGAAGCCGGCGCGTTGAGCAACGCGGATTACATTCTCGGCGATTACAACTTCACCTGCCTGGTCTTCAACCAGGACCCGGTGCAGCTTGGCCGCTGCGCCAACGCCGCCTGGGGATACATCGCCGACGGTGGCGCCATCACGACGCGCGAGAACACGCTCGCGATCGAGGCCGCCTGGGCCAGCGTCCTGCCGGGCAACGCCGCGCTGCGCGCCCGCCCGGGCTACATCAAGTCGAAGAATTTTGTCGGCATGGCGCCGCTGCACCGCTACGAGACCGGCAAGCGCGTGGGTTTCTGGGGCAAACCGGCCTTTATCTTCCGCACCGGCTCGGGCGAGCCTTTCCACTATCACATCCACAACGGCGACCTCGGCAACACCTTCATTTGCGGCATGAGCGGCAGCGGCAAGACCACCTGCATGGGCGCGATCGTCGCGCTCTCGGGGCGCTGCGATGTGCGGACCAATATCGGCTACGACAAGGATCGCGGCCTGAAGGTGCTGATCCGCGCGCTCGGCGGAAACTATGTCGAACTCGGCGGTCCCTTCCTCGCACCATTGAAGCGGCTGCATCCCGACCCGCGCAAGCCGATCCATCCCGATGACATGGCGTTCCTGCTGCGCCTGGTGCGCGGCGCCATCAAGCGCGACGGCAAGGGCGAACTCTCGGCCGAGGATGATCGCCGCCTGCCGATCGGTCTGGAGACGCTGTTGCGGCTGCCGCCAACTGAACGGTGGCTGGAGGAACTGTGCGGCTTTCTCGGCATGGACGACGGCCATGCCGGCGCCCGGCTCGCCAAGTGGTGCTGGGGACAGGAACTCGGCTGGGTGTTCGACGCGCCGGAGGACACTGTCGCCTTCGACAACCGCTGGAATTTCTTCGATCAGACGGCGATCCTGGACCACGCCGAGGCGCGCGGTCCGACCATCGCCATCCTGCATTACTATACCACGAAGCTGTTGGACGGCCGCCGGCTGCTCGAGAGCTTCGATGAACTCAACAAGTCGATGACCGAGATCGAGTTTGCGCCCATCATCAACGATGCATTGCGCGTGATCCGTAAACTTGGCGGCGCCACGTTCCTTGCGACGCAATCGCCGCACGATATCACCACGCATCCGCATCTCGGGCACGTCGTGCGCGAGCAGATCGCCAACATGTTCATGTTCGCCAATCCGCGCGGGCAATGGATCGACTATGGCGAAGATGGCGGCTTCGGCTGCACCAAGCGCGAGTTTGAGATCATCAAGGCGCTGCCGAAAGGCGAAGGCAAGTTCCTGTTGAAGGGACTGAACGCGTCGCAGGTCCTCCAGATGCCGCTGCCGGACGACGTGGCGGCGGTGATCTCGGGCCGGGAGGAAGACACGCGGCTGTTCGATCGCATCGCGATCGAGGAGGAGCAGGACAATCGCGCGACGCTGGCGCGCTGGCTTAGGGAGCGCAAGCAACGCGAACTGGAGGAAGCGGCGTGAGGCGCGCGCTCCTCGCGGCTTGCGGCTGTCTGGCGCTGCTGCGTCCGGCCACGGTCTCCGCCGATGTGCCCGTGGTCGATGCGCAGGCATTGATCGCGCACGCCAAAGAGTTGGTGCAGGATATCAAAGGCTATGTCCTGCAAATCCAGCAATACACCACGGAATTGCAACAACTCGCCAGCCTCGAGGTGCAGATTCAGTCGACCATCCAGCATCCCTCGCTGGGCGCCGCTGCGGGGCTGTTGGGCCGGTTCGGCATCCAGGACCCGCTAGGCGGCTTGCCGAGCATCTACTCGGTCATGGCGCTCACCTCGGGCCTGGGCAGCGGCCAGGGATTGCAGAGCATCGCGTCGCGCATTGCCGGTCTCAATGCGATCTTCAGCAGCATGGGGACGGTCAACAAAGTCTATGACTGCACCGACCAGTCATTCGCCTGTCAGCAGCAGCAGCAAGCCGCCCGCGCCAACGCCGGCTATCAGGGCATCATCGGGCAAATCTATACGCAACTGCAAAACCACCTGAATATTACCAACGCGCTGCGCGACAATCTCGCGACCTCCACCGATCCGGCGCAGCGCGAGAACGCGATCGCGCAACTGACCGCCGAGCAGAACTGGGCGACCACCGCGATCGGGCAATTGCAGTCCGCCACCGCGCTCTATCAGGCGCAGCGCCAGGCGAACGCCGACCGTGACGACGAGCGGCTGAACCAGGATATCGACGCGATCCTCGCGCATGTGCCGAAAGGATAACCTTATGGTCCGCGCCCTCCTGATCGCCTTGTCATTGCTCGCACTCTGGCTGGTTATCGTGCGCGGCCCCGCTGCGGCGGGCGAATATCGCTCGGCCCAATGGTATGCCGATCATCCGGCGCAGCGGTTCCGGGTCAACGAAGCCTGCAAGAACTGGCCGGGCGAGGCGCATCGCAACGCGAATTGCGAGAACGCCTTCCAGGGCGGTCTGGTCGCCGATGCGCGCGCCGCCCAGGCCCGCATGGGCGGCGCCGCCAATATCGGCGGCCCCTCTCTCGCGTGGTGGCGCGCCCATCCCACGAACCGGGACTACTGGGCCGCGCAATGCCGGATCGCCATGCAGAACCACGCGCGCGCGGAAACGCTCGCCGGGATGTGGTGCCCGGCCGTGTTCGCCTCGGGAGGCTGATCAGATGCTGACCCCGCCCGACGTCGCCGCGGACATGACGGCGCTGGCCCAGAGCTGCCAAGCCTGGGAGGCGGCGCAAGGCCAGTTGTTCGTCGCGCAACAGGCCGCGCAGATGCAACGCCCCGTCGTGGTCTGTGAAGTCGTGCTCGATCACCATATGCCGGTGATCATCGGCGGCATGTATGGCTTCGCCGCCGCCATCATCGTCTGCTTTGCGTTCGCCGCCCTCAAGCGCCTCGGCAAGCGCGTATGGGCATTTGCGAAGGCGGCATAGCGAATGGACCCACTCGCCACGGCAATGGCCGACGCCGCCCAGCCGATGGGCGATCCGAATGCGATCGGCATCAACTGGACATTGTTCTCCGGGGTGTTCGCCGCGATCGATACACCCACCCGCAATGCGGTGCAGGCGATCGACGCCAGCCTCGCCGGCGTGGTCGCGCCACTCATTCGCGACGCGTTGACGCTCTATCTGCTGATTATGATCGTCGCCGCGCTGTTCTCGGCCGAAGGCGGCAATATCCTCGGCCAGGTCATGAAGCAGGCGTTGCGCGGCGCCTTTATCGGCATGCTGCTGTCCAACGCCGGGCTGTTCAATGAGCACGTCGCGCAGCCGTTGCTCGTCGATTTCCCGAACGAATTGATCCAGGGAGTCGTCGCGAACCTCGGCGGCGGCACGGTCACCAATGGCGGCGGCCCGTTCGATGACGTCTGGAACCACGCGTTTGCCGCCGGGCTGGTGGTCTACAAAAACCTCCCCTCGCTCAGCGTCAAAGGTTTCATGCTGACGCTCTGCGTCCTGACCTTCTGGCTGGTGTCGCTCGCCACGGTCTCCATCGGCTTTATCATTTTCCTGGCCTGCCACGTCATTCAATCGCTGATGGTTGCCGTCGCCCCGCTCGCGGCCGGCTGCGCCATGGTCCCGGTGACCCGGCCATGGTTCGCCGGCTGGTACAACACCGTGGCCGGCGTGCTGGTCGCGCAGGTGCTGGTGACGGGCCTCATGTCGCTGATGATCCTCGTGCAGACGACGGAACTGGCGCGCATCGCCGCCCAGCCGGCCGGCGCCAACGAAGTCGGACAGGTCGCCGCCCTGCTCGGTGTGGCCGGCATTATTTTCATCTGCGCGATCATCGCCAAGATGATCCCCAACTTCGCCATGGCGATCGCCGGCGGCGCCTACGTCCATACCCAGGCATTCGTCTCGGCCGCCGGTTCGACGATGCAGGCGGGCGCCACCGCCGCCGCTGCGGCGCTGCGGGCGGCCACCTTCGGGCCGCATGGCCTATGGGGCGGAACATCGCCCGCCGTCTCAGGGTTCCAGCGCGCCAATCCGCACTTTGCCGGCGCCGCACTGGGCGGTCACTACGCACCATGAGGGAGGAGGCAGTATGAGCTTCGAACGTCCGCAGCGTCCCTGGTCGGAACCGGGGCCGTATCTGCCACCGCCGCCGGATCGCAGGCCGCGCTTCGTGCGGCCGATGACGTCGCGCCAGTTCGGCGGCGCGGTGGTGTTCTGGACCGTCGTGGCACTGGCCGCGGTGCTCTGGACGCTGTCCGGCATCGAGCGCTGCATCGCGATCTTCAGTGACTTCGCCCACGCCGCACCGACGCCATTCTTCTGGGCGGCGACCGCGGTGCTTGCCGGGCCGGCGATTGCATACCTCGCCTGCAAACTGATCGGGCGCGTCGCGCGGAACTGGTGGGCTTTCGAGGGCGACGCCGCCCAGGTCATCTATGGCCGGAGGCGCCGCTGATGCGCTGGCTGATGCTCGGCCTGCTGGGCCTGCTTGCCGCCTGCGGCAATATCGAGCGCCCGCTCGCTTATACCTCGGTTGATGATCCGATCTGGCAGCTTCCGCCTGATCCCGAGGGCGGTGGCAATGCCTTCTCGCATCCACCGGTGGCCGGCAACGGCCGCATCAGGAACGGCCTCTGAATGGACGACCAGGTCATCGACGACACGTGGCGGGCCGTCCCCGTCCCGCCCGAATTGCGCGGCGCAGTGCTGAAGGAACAGCGGTCGTTCGCGGCGATCGCCAAGCAGGAACGTCTCGCTTCCGCGCGCTGGGCACGCTGGTCGGCGCTGGCGTCCAATGTGGGCACCCTGATCACCATCGCCATCCTCGGGCTGGTGCATTACCGCCAGCAGCCGCAGCCGCCGCAGTTCATCGTGCTGAACAGAACCGATGCCGGCGTGGCCTACAGTGCGGTGCCAGCCAAGGACGCGGCGAAGCTGTTCGACTCCATCGATCGCCAGGACGATGTGCAAAAATACGTCAGCAACCGGCTCGGCTACATCGACGTCATGGACCACGAGCAGTGGGCCACCGTGCGCGCCATGTCCACGCCCGAGCAGTTCCTCGAATACGAGGCATGGCGCAAGTCGCCGCTATCGCCGCAGAAGCAACTCAATACCGACGGCCATGTGCTGCTGACCGACTGGATGGATGATCCGCACCCGATCCACTCGGCCGACGATGTGTGGAGCTACACGATCACGGTGCGAACGCAGCAGGTCAAAGGCCAGCGCATCGAACCCGGCAAGGAAACGTGGCGTGTCACATTGAGCTTCCGCTACGTGCCCGACCTCAAAATGCTCAACAACCTCGAGGACCGGCGCCGTAATCGCCGGGGCTTCCAATGCATCACGTTCAAGCAGGACCAGCTATCGTGAGAGCCGCCGCCTTCGCCTTGCTGATCGCCCCGGGGATCGCGATGGCGCAAGGCATGCCGCAGCCGCTCAAGGTCGATCAGCACTCCTTCGAAGTGCCGTACAATCCGGATCAGACCTATCCGGTCACGATGCAATACGGTCTGCAATGCGTTGTACAGATCGCGCCCACCGAGCAGATGCTCTATACGATCTTCAATCCCGGCTCGCCGGTCGAAAGCCTCAATCCGCAGGATCAGCGGCAGGATGATCCACTGATCAATAGCGTGCCGCTGGTCGGCGCGCAGCCGGGCGGCCCGGTGTCGGTGACGATTATCGCCAAGGATGTGACCGGCCGTCAGCATGTGTATCCGCTGCTGGTCACCGTCCTGAAGCCGCCACCGGCGGATGCGAGAAATCCGGGCCAGATCGCGCCCGGCGTCTGTCTCAAGATGAAGTTCACCTACACGCCGCAGCAGCTTGCGGACATTTCGCCCGCCGGGCCGCGCAAGCCATCATGGAAAGAGCAGCAGGCGGCGAAGGCAGCGGCGGTCGCCAAGGCCCGGCTGAACGTCGACCCGTTCTATGGCCCGCAGAACGATGACTACAGGTTCTCCGGCCGGGACCGTGATATCGCGCCGCGCTATTCGCCGCATGACAACGGCACGGTGACACTGTTTCCGTATGTCGGACCGGCGCCCACCGTGCTGCTGGTCGAGTCGCATGGCATGCCGAACATCTGCAAAGGGCTGAAGCCCTCGGCAGAGGAATTGCACGGCCACGAGGAGGCGCTGAATCAGGACAAGTACCTCGACCAGGTGCTGGTGCACGCAACGGGCTGGCATTTCCGGTTGCGGGAGAATTCGACCTCGGCTCCGAACACGCGCGGCAAGGTGCTCGAGGTCTGGAACTGCGGCTATAACCCGCAACCCGATCCGGGCACCGGTACCGACTCGACCGACGTGGTGCGGAGGGTCATCACCGAGCGATGAGCGATCTGCTGGCCGCGCCGCGTGGCCCGCAGCAAGGCCGCGGAGTTCTGCGCCGGCTGGCGCGATCGCGCATGCTCTGGCTGGCCGGCGGCGGTATCATGCTGGCGGTGGTGCTTTACTATGCCATCCCCGACGCGCCACCGCCGCCGCCACCGCCACCACCACAGCACCCGGCGCCCAACGTGGCCTACGATCCGCCCACCGCGCCGCCGCAGACCCGGGCGGCGCCGCCCCCAGCGCCGGCCGCCATGCCAGCGGCGGTCACCCAGCCGCAGGCGCAGCCAGCCGTCGAGGAATATCCGCGCCTGCCGCCGTTGAAAATGTACTCCTTCGGCAACCGTAACTTCACCCCGGAATACCTGAAGCCGGCGCAGGCGCAGGCCGAGGCGACCACCAAGCGCGAGACCGACCGTATCGCCTATACATCGCCGAAAGTTCCCGCAATCCGATCGATGACGATCAAGGACCGGACCTATGAACTGCCGGCATTCAGTACCATCCCGTGCGTGCTCGATACCGCCGTCGTCACCGGCGCCGCCGGCACCACGCCCTTCCGCTGCCATGTTAGCACACCGAACGGGCGCGGCGTGCAATCGCCCGCCCATACGGTGCTGCTCGAGGACAACACCACGGTCGGCGGCTACTACAAGTCGGTGGTCAGCGAGGGCGACAATCGCGTGGTCATGGTCACGGCGCAGGCTGAAACCCCGTTCGGCGTGGTCGTGCGCTTTGGCGATATGCCGGTCGCCGACCAGTTGGGCGCGGCCGGCGTGCCGGGCGCGGTCGACAACCACTGGGGCCAGCGCATCGGTGGCGCATTGATGCTGGCGCTCGCCGATACCGCGGCCTCGCTCGCGCAGGCCGAATTGCAGAACATGGGGCGATCCAACAATTCGCAGTTCAATTTCGGTTCCACCGGCGGCATTTCGGGGCTGTCCCAGGTCACCAATGCGATCCTCGGGAAGACCATCAACATCCCACCCACCATTACGCTGCACCAGGGCGATCGTATCCTGCTGTGGGTGACGGAAATGGTGGACTTCTCGCCTTCCTATGAAGTCGTGCCGCGGGAACGGCAATGAAGGCAACCCGCGCCCTGCGGCATCTGATGGCGCCGTTTGCGCATCATCTGGAGGACACCGAGGTTACCGACGTCACCATCAACGAACCATACGAGTATTGGGTCGAGCGCGCCGGGCAATGGCGGCGCTACGAACACGCCGCGCTGTCGCTCGCGCATCTGGACGCGCTCGGGCTGGCTGCCGCCGCCGAAACGTCGAAAGACTTTTCGCGCGCCAATCCGCTGTGCGGCTCGACGCTGCCGGGTGGCGAGCGCATTCAGATCAATCGCCCGCCGGCCACCATCGGTGACCGCATCACGGTCGCGATCCGGCGCCCGTTCCATCGGCGCATGCTCCTCGACGATCCGGACTTCGATGAGATGGTGGAGGAGGTCAATACCGGCGGTTCGCGCAAGGAGCGGGCCAGTGGCGAACTGATGCACCTATTTCGCGAACGCGCGTGGCGGCGGTTTCTCGGACTGGCCGTCGAGCAGGGTATGAGCATCGGCATTTGCGGGGCTCAAGGGTCCGGGAAGAGCGAGCTTGCCAAGAGGCTACTCCGCCACGTGCCGGACTGGCGCCGCGCGATCACCATCGAGGACGACAGCCCGGAGTTCGGCGATGCCGGCCCGCCGAACCGCGCGGGCTTTCTCTATGGCACGGTGGGCCTGCGCAAGGTGATGCCGGCGGCGCTGCGCATGCGCGCCGACGAGGTGATCTTCCAGGAGGCGCGCGGCGAGGAAGTGTATTTCCTCGCCCAGGCCGCGCTGCGCGGCGCGCGCATCATGACCACCTGGCACGCCGAGTTCGGCCGCGAGTTCGAGGCGCTGGCGTCGATGTACCGCCAGTCCGAGTTCGGCCGGGTGATCGGCGATGACGATCTTCATGCGCTGCTGCGCCGGCTGATCGATATCGTGGTCTGGCAATACCGCGATGCGCGCGCGCAGAAGTTCCGCATCGCGCGCATCTGGTTTCGGGGGGAGGAAAAAGAGGCATGAAGCGATTGATGGCGATTGCCGCCGCGTTGGCGCTGCTCGGTGCCGCACCACCCGCCCAGCCGCCGTGCCAGGGCACATCGAACGGCTTCACTGTGACGCAGGGCGGCTTCGTCGATCCCGCCGGCCATCCGTGGCACGCGCGCGGCGTCAACATGGACACCAAGGATGCCATGCCGATGGCGAACGGGCAGTTTTTCCAACACTTCCCCGGCACAACATTCATCCGGCTCGCCGCCAACTGCGATACCGATACCACGGCGGTGCTCGATCCGATCGTGCTGGCGGTGACCGGATCGGGCCGCGTGCTCAGCCTGGAGGATCATCACGATACCCAGGGCGGTCGGAACACCGCCTGCTACCAGGCATGGGGCAAACGCTACGCCAGCAATGCGCTGGTGTGGTACGAGACGCCGAACGAGCCGCCCGCGAGCATGACGGGAGCGCCGCAGACGGCGATCATCAACGCGCTGCGCGCGGCCGGCGTGACCGCGCCGATCGGCATTCAGCCGATCTGCTGCGAGGACCAATCGAATGTGCCCGGCGTGCTGGCCAGCGTGACCTCGAAGGCCAATCTGTACGTCAGCATGCACGTCTATTGCGGCGATGGCGCGGATGCCTCCTGCCCCACCAGCTACCCGAAGAGCGCGAGCCAGCCCGCCTACGGCCTGTTCCATCTGATCGATGAGTTCGGCGATGCCGCCGACGGCATGAAGCAGAACCAGTACGGCCCGGCGCTGGTGCGGGCGATGACCGATTTGGCCGACGGCATCTTCTGGCATTGCTGCAACGGGTTCCATGAAACCGACTCCGCCTGCACGGATCAGGGCTGCGGCGGCCTGACACCGGACGGCAACGTGCTCAAGCCGTGGCTCTCGTCGACCGGCGGGAGCTGCCCGCTCAGCGCCCAGACCTCGGCGCCATCGGCTGCCGCGCAGGCCGAGCTGGAACCACTGCAACAGCAGATCGACAGCCTGACCCAGGGCGCCGCCGCGCTGCTCAACCGCGCGAACCAATGGCTGGCGCCGAGTGCTGAAACAGCCTCGTCGCCGCCACCCCAGGCCGCCCAGGCGGCGCCGCCACCCGTCCCGGTAAGTCCGGCCGCGCAGGCCAGCCCGGCGCCCCAGCGCGTTCAGAGCCTCCTGGCGGGGGCGCCCCAGACCAGCGCCGCCATGCAGTCGGCGCTTCAGGACCTTCAGAACGCGCTCCAGCAGTTGGGGACCGCCGATCCAGGCGCCACCGATGCGAATGCCGGGGCGGCGATGCCGGCCGCGCCGGCCGCGCCGACGAAGCAGCCAGCCAGCGAGCGCCCGGCCGGTATCGGGCAGGATGCCTATCACCCGCCTGCCGGCTGGCATGAAGGCGACGGCGATGACGACTAGGCAAAGCCGGTGCACGGCGCTGGTCTGCGCGCTGCTGGCGTTGTGGGAGGTGCTGGCTTCCCTGGCGTTGGCCTATGCGCTGCCGGGGCTGGCACGCTTCGGGCTGCTCGCCTGGTTCGGCGGTTATTCGGTCCGTCCCAACCCGTACTTTGGCATGCTGCAATACCTGGCGCCGTTGCTGCACTTCCATGCGCTCTCGCGCACCACCTGGCGCGCGCTCGAACTGGCCAGCGCCATCGGCGCGGCGGGTGTGCTGGCGGTCATTGCCATCATGATCCGTCTCGCCACGCTGGCGCGGTTCCGCCGCCGCTTCGTCCGTTGGCCATGGCAATCGGAGGATGATAGCCCGCGCCCTTTAGAACGCGGCATCAGCGATAACCACGGCCACGCCCGGATGGCCGACGAGGCTTGGCTCCTGCGCGAGTTTCCGCCGCCCAGGCGCGATGATATCGGCATCAAGGTGGTAGGCTTCACCGAGCGGGGGCATCTGCTGTTCGACGACTACAGCGAGCGCAGCCGAGTCACGCTCGAATTCAGCGGCACGCGCTCAGGGAAAACCGCGAGCCTCATATCCACCATCGCCTATTGGGCGCGCGCCGGCCTGCCACAGGTGATCCTCGATCCATCGTGCGAGATCGGGCCGATGATGTGGCGCCTGTTGGCGCTCGAACTTGAGTGCGAGGTCCGCATACTGAACGCCGATCCCGATCCGCGCGACGGCAACGGCGATCCGGTGCCGTGGCGCCACCTGATCGCTTGCTATGACGCGCTCGGCTGGATGGATATCAACGATCCGTACGCCTCGGCCAACGTCCAGACGATGGCGAGCTATTTCGTCGAGGTGGAGAACGCGCGGCCGACCGAAAACGAGGTATTCTTTCGCGACTCGGCGCGCGACCTGATCGCCTGCGTCATGGCCCACATCCTTTGGTACCAAGGTCCCGACGCGCCACCGAAAACCCTGGAAACGGTGCGCGCGGTTCTCAGTCTGGGCGATACCGAGCTTCGATGCTACCTGACCAAGGTGCACTACGAGTCGAACAGCAGCATGGCCCGCCAGTTGGCAGGCGGCTATTTCGAACTGGACGGCAGGGCCGAGGAAACCTTCGGCAACATCAGTTTCACCGCGCGGCTGGCGACGTCGTGGCTGTCCAACCCGCAGCTTTGCGCGATGGTCTCGGGTGACGACTTCCGTGCCAATGATATCACCGAAAAGCGTCCCGTCGCGGTGATCATCCAGGTGCCGATGCATGTCATGCTGGCCCACAAAGGCATCGCCCGCGTCGTATTCGGTTCGTTCTTTACCGCCAAGATCGCCGCGCGAAACATGAATGATGCATTGTTCATGCCCGACGAGTGCTGGCTGCTCGGCAAGACGGAGGCGCACAAGACGGCGCTGTTCGCCGGCGGCAAGCACGGCATCGTCATGCACATGCCCTGGCAGAGTCTCGGCCAGATGGAGGACGTTTGGGGCCGCGACGGCCGGCGGTTCTGGCTGGACAACGCCGCCTATGTGATATTCGGCCGGTTGCGCGATCCCCAGGTCGCCAAGGAAGTCTCGGAGGCGATCGGCACCATGGCGGTGGTCGCCGTGAGCGAGGGCGACAACAAGGGTATGCAAGCCGGCATTGGCATCAGCCGGTTCAGCCGCGGCCGCACGGTCAACCGCCACGAAATCAAGCGGCCGGTGCGCATGCTCTCGGAGATCATCTCCGATCTGGAGCGCGACGACCTGTTGCTGATCGGGCTGGCGCGCCCGGCGCAGATTAAGCGGGCGCTGTGGTTCCGCATTCCCTGGCTGGCTGCGGCGATCGATCCCAGTCCCTATGCACGGCAGGATGAAATGGAGGAGGAAGCGGCATGAGCGATCGACACCATCGGCGGCAGGCAGAACGCATAGCGCAGCGCCAGCAGCAGATCGAGCGGCACATCGCCGCCGAGGTCGCGCGCGGGCGCGAACTGGAGGCCGAACGGCGGGCCGAGCCGGACGGGCGGCAGTTGGAATTCGATAGCCTGTCAGGCGTCAAAAGCGCTAAGGAAAAGGACGATCCTGAACCGCAAAGGGGGCGCTCAAGATCGCCATGAGAAGTCAGATCGCCTTCGCGCTCGCGCATCCGGTGTTCGATCCCGACACCCAGGTCGTGCGCGGCCATTTCTGGCGCGCCGGCAACCTCTCATTCGGGCTGACGGCGAATATTGGCATCGAGTGAATGGTCTATGCCGGCGGGCGGCCATTGTGGCAACTATCCATTGCTGTCCACGATGCCCGCGCGCCGGTACCGGTGCTCCGTTGGAGCCCGACCGATCACCGCCGCGCAGAAGCCGCCCGCGATCGCATCTTCGCCATGTGTGGCACCGACGAGTCACCCATCGCACCCGAAGGCGAGGAGGCGGCGCTGCTGCGCGTGACGCGGCAGTGGCGCAAGCCGCTCAGCATGGCCGAGGTGGCCCAGCTTGCGCCGACACCGGAGGTCAGGACACGTCCTGGTCGCGCGTAGACGGGTCGCCGGGAACCCAGCGGCCAACGGCTGGATCGCGGCCGACCGGCGGATAGGGCAGCATGTAGAGCTTCCTGGACCGCGTTCCGCATGTCGGACACCGTAGCAGCCGGCACCACAGCGCCCATATCTTGAGCGGCACATTGACCGGCTGCCAGGCGTTCCAGCGACGGCCACAAGCGCCGCAGCGCAGCCAAAGCGGTTCGAATCGCGGGCGGTCGTCCATCGGCTACTATAACCGCCCAGCGAAGAAAAAAGGAGCGGGGAATGTCCGGTAGTAACCGATTGCGCAGCGGCGCCGAGCGTATGCGCCAGTTCATGCAGCCGCCGTTTCCGTTGCGGGTGCGCGACGCACCGTACGACTGCTGGGAAATCCGCAACGGGCAGTTGGAGATTTGCGGCTACATCCGCGGCCGGCACGGCCGCTATGAGTTCTGCCTGCATGACTGGCGGAACGCCGAGTGGACCCGCACGACGCAGCGGTTCCGCGATCTCGCGGCGGCGCTCGTGCGCTGGTCAGATGCCTCCGACAATGGGAAGGCGCAGGACGATATATAGGCCACGGACGGCAGAATAACTGAACAATACCCCTTGCCACCCCGCCCCGGCTGGTATATATATAGGCCAGACAAGGGGATGGACCGGTGGCCTGCTTCGATCATACCTATGGCGTCGAAATCGAGTGCTATCTGCCGGAAGGCTCCACAGCGGCCGACGCGGCGGCCGCAATCAATGCGCGGCTGGGCGCCACCGGGCGCTGCGCGGCCGAGAGCTACAATCACCTCACCCGCGACCATTGGAAAATCGTTCCCGACGGCTCGCTCGGCGACTACGCTCGCGGCATTGAGGTGGTCTCCCCAGTCCTGCGCGGTGAGGCGGGGCTTGAGGCGCTGAGCCGCGTCATGGACGCGCTCGAGGACTTCGGCTGCACGGTATCGCGCCGCTGCGGCCTGCACGTCCATGTCGGGATCGGCCCACGGCGAACGGACTTCTTCCGGCGCCTGCTCAAAGCCTACGCTCATTTCGAGCCGGTGATCGACAGCCTGATGCCGCCATCGCGGCGAGCCAGCGCCAATCTCTACTGCCGCTCCGTTACCCATATCGCGTTCACCGCCATCGATGCGGCCGTCAGTCTCTCGACCCTTATAGGGCTGATGAGCGCGCGCGCCGAAGCGCGCTATCACAAGCTGAACCTCGCGGCGCATCGGCGCTACGGCACGGTCGAATTCCGCCAGCATTCGGGCACGCTCGATGCGACCAAGGCGCGCAATTGGACGCTGCTTTGCCTGCGCCTCGTCGATGCGATCATACAGGGCCGCGATCCGCGCGCGGCGGCCGTCGCGCCGGGACAAATCAACCGCGCCCCAGCGGACAGCAAGGCCCGGCTGGTCGGTGACCTCATGCTGCGTCCCCAAGGCGTAAGCCGGCCCGAGGCGATGGCGGCAACCGGATGGCCTTCGATCTCGCTGCCGCAGCAGGCGGCGATATGCGGGCTTTCCTTCACCACCCAGCGAACTGGTAATCGGACCCGCTATTTCGCCCGCGCCGCGCAGGCGTCATCCGCCACGCCCGCGACGCTGGAGGCGCTGTTGCAGTTCTGCGGCTGCGCACCACCGGAATGCGCTTACTTCCGCGCCCGTGCCCGGAACCTCTCGCCTCAGGTGCAGTGGGCCGCTTGAAACCGCCGGACGAGTGGTATTTATATAGGCCGAAGGAGGGCCAGAATGGCTGAAATACACCCCCCAAGCAAGCGGGCGGAGGCCCGCGAAGGCATTCGGCCGGAGGTGCTGATCTCCTGGCGCGAGCGCATGGGCTATTCGCAGCGCGAGGCGAGCGAGGCGCTGGATTGCTCGCGCGCCGCCCTGCGGCACTGGGAACAGGGCACGAACCGTATCCCGCGCTACATCGGGCTGGCCTGTGCTGCGCTCGCGCTTGGCATGACCGCCTATGGCGGTAAGAAGTAAACGGAGAAGCACATACATGGGTCTATACTTCGCTTATGGCTCGAACCTGCATGTTGGCCAAATGCGTCTCCGGTGTCCGGCGGCGGTCCCGCTCGCCCGCTACCGGCTCCGCAATTGGCGGCTGGTATTCCGTGGTGTCGCCGATTGCATCGCGGAGGAAGGCGCGGTCTGCTATGGCGGCGTCTGGCGCATCACCCCGGCGTGCGAACGCGCGCTCGATATCTACGAAGGCGTCGAGTCGGGCCTGTACCGCAAGGAATATCTGCCGATCAAGCCAACGCCCGAGGGCGATACGGATATCCTTCTCTACGTCATGAACTCGACCGGGATCATGCCGCCGAGCCAGCACTATCTTGGCATCATCCGGCAAGGGTACCGCTACTTTTCCATGCCACCGCGCGCCCGCACCTTGCTCAACCAGGCAGTGCGCGAATCCTGGGATGACAAGGCGCCGTCCTATCGCGAACGGTGGCGCTATCGCAGAACCGGACGGCCACCACTCGCGGCCCGTCCCGCCGCGCCGGCCATGCCAGCGACCGGCCAACAAATCACGCTGGCGATCAAGGAGTAACCAACCATGCGCTTTATTCGTCTGCACAAGATCGTCTCCGACCGCACCGCCGACTTCTACAGCAACAACGAGGAGGGCGAAGGCGGAGCCGCCGTGCTCTCGACGCCGGTCTCGATCAACGTCGAAAGCATCCGCTGCTTCTATCCGCGCAAGGAAAACCGTCCGGGCACGAGGATCACGTACACTGATGGCGGCGGCTTCGCCGTGACCGAGACCTACGACGAGGTCGCGCGCGCGGTAGAGGGCTGAGCGAAAGCCGGGCCGCGCGCAGAGAAAGGGTCCATCCAGGACGGCGAAGTCGGTGGATCGGTCCGCCCCTCGAAGCGCGCGCGGCCCGCGCCGATCTTAATCGGACCGCACCCGCCTTTCCAAGTGCCAATTGATCCTCGCCGCCGATTTTGCCCCGTCTTAAATCGCCGAAATTTTGTGGACTAAATCACCGCACCGCCCTTCCCTCCGTCCGTATTATATCCTAGGACCGTAATCCTGGACGAAAGGACGGCGAAACATCATGACAACCCGCACCTGGGTCGGCGGCAGCGCCGGCAACGACGGCATGAACGCGGCCAACTGGTCGCCCGCCGGCGCCCCGCAGCACGGCGATACCCTGAACATGGTCACCGGCACGCTGGCGCTGAAAGGCAGCAACCTGGCCGGCGATCCTTTGCACCTCACGACCGACGTCGGCACCGGCCCGATCACCCTCGATCTCAATGGCGACCGCGCGGCGCTGGAAGCCACCGGCTCGGCGAATTTCGGCGATGAACTGACCATCAACGTCGCCGGCCACGACAGCCTCAAGGCAGACGATCTCGCGCCGATCAACGGCGTGGTGAATATCGCCGCCAATTCGGTGCTGACCACCACCGGCGATATGCATTTCATCTATACCGGCGCGATCAATGGCCCCGGTACGCTGACCAACAATGGCACGATCGCCATGGCGGACGGCTCGATCTCGGCCAACGTCAATGGCCGTGGCACGCTCAACCTGCACCGCTACCATGACGGCACCGGCGGTGTGACCATCAGCGGCGGTATCTCCTCAGGCCAGACCGTGCAGCTTCAGCAGGACGCCACGTTCGACACGCTGACCACACTGGTGCATCCGGGCACCTTCCATGGCGCGCTCGATATCCTGCCGCCGGCCGGCGCGTTCTCGCAGGCCGACTCCCGCGTCATGCTCGACGGCGTGCATGCGACGGCGGCGCAGCAGCATGGCGACAGCCTCGTGCTGCTCGGCGCCGGGCGCCCGGTCTATGCGCTGACCGTGCATAACCCGGGCGCCGTGAGCCTCAGCGATACCAGCGCCGGAACCATGGTGACCTTCAGCGCGCACGGTACCATGGCCTAGCGTTCCTGCGGCGGCCCTTTGCGTGTGACGACGATCTCGATCTCGGAATTCGTAAAGGCCGCCCACGGTATCCAGATCGGCAGATGCCGATCGGCGAATGCCTGCACGGCCATATGCAGCAACAGCCGGTTCAGGAATTGGTAGGTGGCAATCTGCCGACGCAGCCGCCGAAGCTGATAAAGATTTACGCCGATCGCCGCAAAGGCGAAGAGAATACCGGCCCATTGGAGGATCGCGAACCACATTGGCCGGTTCTACCGCCAGCCAGGGTCGCCGATGTAGCGTTTTTCGAACGCGATGCGGTCGCCGTCGACCACGGCATGGTAGTAAGCCGCCCCGGCCGCCACCACGACCTCGCGGACCCGCCCCGGCAACACATGCGGGCGGACCCGCCGGTACAGCCGCCGCTTATCGTCATGCACGACCCAGCCATTGCCCTTGGGCAGCGGATGCACCGCAACGACTGCGGCGCGTCTCACCGCCCGATCCCCCGCGACCGGTCCGCCCGCCGCTGCCGCCGGCTCGGCGCGGCGGCGCGCGGCGTGCGCTCCGGCGCGCGATCGCGCTCAATCGCCGCGGTCACCGCAGCGGTCGCCTGCCGGCGGACCACTTCGTGATCCACCGTGCGGCCTTCGGCATCCGCGCGCTCGATCCGGCTCCTGAACTCGAGTTCGATCACATCCGCCAGCATACCATCGTAGCCCTTCCCATCCGCGATCTGGCGCGCCCAGGCCGCCGCCTGCGGATCAAGTTGCGGCGCCGACTCCCGCGTCATCGGCCGCTCCGCCGCGGCGTGGTCGTGGCGCTCGATCGCCGCCACCACCGCATCCGTCGCCCGTTCCCAGAGCGCATCGTGATCCGCTGTGCGGCCCGCCGCCCGCTCGGCTTCCAGCCGGCTGCGGAATTCGAGCTGCACCACATCGGCGAACATGCCTTCGTAGCCTTTGCCTTCGGCGATCTGGCGCGTCCACACCGCCACGCGAGGATCGATACGCGGCGCCTCCGGGCCGTCCCTAGCGGCCTCTGGAACAGCCGGGGTATGGGAAGGCGCCCCATGCCCACGCGGCCGCTGTGGCGCCCCTGGCGCCCGCGCGGCGCGGTCCCAGATCGCGCGCTTGGCCGCCACCGTCCCGCGCTTGACCACTTCGGCCATCCGCGTGAAGTCGGTCGCAAGCTGCTTCAGTTCCTGCCGCGCCAGATTGCGCGCCATATTGGTCACGATGAATTCCTGCACCGCCGCCCGCCGGGTGATCTGGTTGCGGGGATCGCCGATCGGCCGGCGCTCCTTGATCTCCTCGAGTTCCGCCCCCTGGCTGGTGATGATCCAGAACCGCCGCCGATGCCGCGATGCCGCAACATAGCCTTTCAGCCCGTTGACCGTCCGCGAGCCGTGCGGGTAGAGCGCCAGCGCCTCGGTCACGGTGTCGCCCTGGCGGCTGTCAATGGTCATGGCGTCGCCATAGGTCAACCTGATCCGCTCGCCGGTCTCGGGAAACCTGAACTGGTCCCACGGCACCGAGGCAACCCGCCCCTTGGCCGTCCGCACCGTCAATCCATCGTCTCGGATCGCCGCCACCTCCACCACGCTGCCATTGTCGCCGATCCGGCCGATATTGCCCCGCCCGAACCTGCCATAGCCGCGGTTGAACAGTCGCACCCGGTCACCCACCGCGATCGGCAGCCGGTATTCGGTGCCATGCTGATCAACGGCATCGAGGACCTTGGCATCGCCGCCGATCTCGCCCCGCGACTGGCGGCGCTCCCGGATCGCCGCACCGATCGCCAGCACATCGGCGTTCGTCGGCACGCTGATCCCGAACCGGTAGCCCGGCTCGGCGGCATGCGCGCGCGTCCGCTCGTCCCAAAGCTCGACGGCGCGCTGGATCGCATCCCTATGGTCGCCCGGCACCAGCAGAAGCGTCCCGTCAGCCGCCTTGTGCCGCAGCGCCTCAGCGATCGTCGCCTCGTCACCGGAGTGGAACTTGGCGACAAGCTCTGCCTCCTCGCGCCGCTGCCGGACGGTCTGCAACAGCGTCGGCAGCTTGCCGAGCACCACTTCGGCCAGCCGCAGTGAATTGCCCGCCTGAATCGGATTGCCCTGAAGTTCATGGCCGATACCCACCAGCTTGAAGCCATGCGCATCGCGCAGCTTGGCCAGATCATTCATCATGGCTGTGCCGACCTGGGATAGCTCGTCGGCGATGACCACGGTGTTCTCGCCCACCGCGATCCTGCCGCGCGCGACGCCATAGGTGAACGCGGCAATCGCCTGCGAACGCTTGACGCCCGAGTCCTTGCCGGCATGCGCCTGCCGCCAGGGCACTGTCAGGTAAACGGTATCAAGCCCGCGCGCGTGCCACGCTTCCACAAGTGGGGTCAACACGGTCGTCTTGCCTACTCCAGCAGCGCCACGGCCGACCACGACGCCGCCCGCCTCGCCCAGCGCATGCGCCAGCCCGGCCTGCTCCGCCGTCAGCCTGATACCACTTTCGCGCGCGACTTTCTCGATCGCCTCGTCGATCTCCCGCGGTGTCAGCGCATGGCGCCTGTCGGTCGCGCCCTTTTTCAGCAAGGCCACGGTCTCCTGCTCCATCCGCAGGTGCTTTTCCGTGGTGAACCGCTGCCACAGGCTTTCGCCGTCGCGGCCCTCGCCGGGCGGCGCCGGCACCTTGCCCCACAACAGCGCAGTCCGCTCGCCATCCTGGGCAACGCCTTCGGTGCGGTACGCCTTGGTGAGCGCGGCAATATCGCGCCCCGGATCGTCGCTGATCCCGGCCTCGATCAGCCCTTCCGCAGCCGCGATGCGTGCCACCTCACCGCCGAAGACCGCGCGCCGGTCCAGTTCCGCCGCGAGTTGCGGCAGTGACCGCTCGAACGCCGCCCGCAAGCGCTCGCGCTGCCGCGCCAAGAACCGCTCCCGGCCGGGCCGTAGCACGCTGCGGTGGCGGTAACCCGCCGCCTCGGCCTGCCGGTTCCAGGCGTCGAATTGCGGCTGTTTGTCTTCCGAATGCTTCTCACGGGCGGCCGCAACAGACCGGTCAACCAGCCTGACCCGCTCCTCGACCGACAGCGTGTCCCAATCCAATCCTTGCTCGCGGGCAAAACCACGTGCCGCCTCATTGCCGTCCACCGTGCGCTTGCTGAACAACTCGACCGCCCAGCGCGGGATATCGCGCACCGCCGCCATCCGGGTCCGGTCCTCAAGGCCCGCATCAACGCCGTGCTCGCGCAGCCGACGCGCGAGAAACCCTTGATAAACCTTGCCGATCTCCTTGATCTGGCCATTCAGCCGCTTGCTGTCGATCGCGCCGACATGCCCGCTCTCGGTCATGACCACGTTCGGCGTGATGCAGTGCGTGTGCAGGTGCATATCGCCGATCTGGCCCACCGCCTTCAGGATCGTGTTGTCCCGGTCGGCGATCTTGGCGACTGGACGGGCGGTATATTCCTCGAACTTCCACCACATCATGTGGCCTTGTTCGGCGCCTTTGCTGCCGCCGCGCCCGCGCCGCGCCCAGCCCGTGGTTTGTTCGAGGTAGGCCATGCTGCGGTCGACGGCGTAGCGGTGCGCTTCGAGGAAAATCCCCCGCTCGCGCTCGGTGGGCGCAAACGCCCAGGCGATCGAGACCGACTTCGGCGCATTCAGCGTGAAATCGTAATAAGTGATCTTCCCCTTCGCTTCGCTCGCCCGCTGGTATTGCTTGCCCTCGATGCGATCGCCATCGGCGCGCAGACCGCGCACCACGTTGGCCAACTCGCCCTGGGTAATTGGCCGCGCGGTATCGACGCCGAGCCGTTCGGCCAGCGGTGCGTACGCCCCGTCGCGCGCCGTCCCTTGCACGGCCTTGCCGTAATAACCGGCCACCAGGTCGGCGACGGATGGCTCCTGCATGGCGACATAATATTTCGCGATCTCGCCAGCGGCGAAGCTCGTCGTGGCGACGCCATCGCGGAAGGTCAGCACCGCTGCGCCTCGATGCCGGCCTCGGCGGGGTCCATTTCCGTACCCTAAAGCCCAGCGCGCGGCTTTTGCAACAGGCACCGTATGGTGCAATGGTCTGATTTTGTGACCGCCGCCTGGAACCGGCAAAATATCCGGGTTCACGGCACGCGGTGCGCAACCGAAGAACGCGGCTTGTGCAACCACGATTGCGTCTGATAGGATGTAACCAATGGCGATAACCGACGCACTGGACCGGGCTTTGGCCCGGGCGCGGCGACGAGGCCGGGGACAGCGGGCGCGCTCGCCGCTGTTTCTGGCGATGATCGAGCGTGCGGCTCAGGTGACCGAGGCGCGGAAGGACGTGACCTGGCGCGGCCTGGCGGAGGAGCTGGCCGCCGAAGGGATCACCGGCCCGGGCGGGCGGGTGTACTCAGGCGCGGCCGTGAAGGGGGCGTTCTACCGCGCGCGGCAGGCGTTGGCTGCTGCGGGCGGGACGGTGGTGTTCGGCGCGGCGCCGAAGATTCGCAGGAAGCCAAGCCGCAAGGGGCGGGTCCGTGCGCGATCGGCGCCCGCTCTGCCGCAGGCCGATCAACCGGCGGCGATCGAGGAGAAGCCGCGGGTCCGCGACTGGCGCGATCTGATGCAGGAGTGAGGGGAGGAAGGGGATTTGGACACACAGGTGACTGGCGCGCCGGTGGAGACGCGCCCGGTGCTGTTGGCCGCGTCCGGCCGTGGCCGGGTCGGCAAGACCGAGATGCTGGCCGTGGTGGCGCAACTCCTGGCCGAGGACGCGGGGTTCGAGGTCGAGGTCTGGGACTGCGACCCGGCGCGCGAGGTCGGCTCGCTGAGCGGACGCTTCAAGGGCGCCAAGCGCCCGCGCTCGGGCGACCTGGAGGATCGGCGGATTTTCCTGGAGGAGCACGGTCGCCGGTTGATGGAGGCGGCCGTGGACGGGCGCCCGTTCCATGCCGTGCTGGATGTGGGCGGTGAGGACCTGCTGTTGCCGCTGATGGATGCCGAGGTGGGCTTCGGCGAGTTCCTGTCGCGCGCCGGGGTATCATTCGTGGTCGCGCATGTGGTCGGCACCGACGATGCCGATCTGGACTACCTGCGCCGGGTCGAGAAGCTGGGCCTGATCCGCGCGACGCGCGGGGCGATCGTGCGGAACGAGGGGATGCTGCGGACGACGGAGCGGCGCGACGCGGCCTTCCAGCGGGTCAATGACGATCCGGTGGTGCGGGCGTTCACCAGCAAGGCGCGTGGCGGGCGGTTGCTGTCGATGCCGGCACTGGCGCCGGACGTGATGCAGGACGTCAAGGCGTCGGGCCAGACGTTCCGCGAGTATGCCACCGATCCCAAACGGTGCTGGGACTTCCGCGCGGTCCGGGTGGCGCACTGGCTGGCCGGCTGCGAGGAGATGCGCCGGGCGATGCTGGGGCCATGACGGAGAAGGTCGTCCGCCTGGCTCCGCCACCGACGGGTGCCGAGGACCGGGCGCGGAGCGTATTGGCGGAGTGTGGCCTGCGGCCCGGTGATCCGCCATTCGAGGCGTATATGGCGACGGCGCGGTCGATTGATGCGGCGGCGCGGCTGGGGGATCGCATCGAGGCGCTTGCGGCGCGGCTGGAGAAGGCGGGTACGCCGTTTGATCCGCGCGCCTATGAGATCATGCGGGCGACGCTGCGCCGCGCCGTGGGGGCCTTGGGCTGGCGCCGTGTGGCGGCTGCGTTTGCGGTGGGTCTGGTTGCTGGCGGGATCAGCGCCGGCATGGCGGTTTATTGGTGGCGTGATGTGCAATTGTGGCGGCATTGCCAGAGCGTGTATGCACTGTCGGCCTGCGCCGAGATTGCCGGCCGGCTTTGACCTTGACGTTCCGAGGAGGAGTAGATGACGGTTAATATTCCAGACGATCTCAGGAGTGCCGTGCATTTAGACGAGCCTGTCCCAGGCGGCACTGCATGGATCAGAAAATACCAGGACGGGAAGGCAAGCGAGCCAACGCCTCCTTTCATTACGGTTGCAATCCTCGCGAATACGTCCATCGCAAGATAGCACGATGTAGAGCCTCCGCCGCGTCTATTGTCGAGCTGACTACAACCAGCCACTCGGTCACGGTCCATTTGGAGGTGACGGCAGAGCCATCCAATGTGTTAGTTTCCAGTCGCAGTCTGAAAGACCTCCATGCTCGCTATTTCCTGACCATGCCGGCCCCGTTCCCTCCACCCAACAGAAGCGGCCGTTGAAGAACCCCACGGTTGCCACGCACTCTCCATCGGTGGCTATAAGGACCGATCCATCTTTCGGGGCCGTCCCGATTGGCTGCCACCGGGGTTCGTCTGTCATAGACCATTCTCCCAACTCAAGCCTTCTCCTCGCTCCAACGCTTCGCGCGCCCTTGTGGCGAACCAGGTCCGGTCAGGGTTGTCATTGTCATTGGTGGTTTTGTCGCTCATAGCGGCAGTCTCCGTCCATACAGCGCGCGCAAGAATTGGGACGCTGTCCTGCGCACCATTGCGTTGTCGTCCGCATCCTTGGGCTGGCCCATGATGCGCAGCAGCTCACGAACATAGCATTCGGCATGCCTCAATAACTCATCGTGGCCTGCAATAGCGGTCGTCTGGTTCTGATCAGCCATGATTTACCACTCCACAGTATCCTGCTTCCGGCCCGCGCCCCATACCGTCCATCGGCGTCCATGAAGGCAAGCACCGGGAGCACACCCAACCTTCTTCTGTTCCGTGCTCGCCGTATTTGAACCAGCCGTAGGGGCCGCGCCCCAACCATCGACCACAAGCACAACGCGGGCGCATGATCGCCTCCCACCTGCGGGTCGTATTCCCCTTGCTCATTGCCGACCTTCCACATGCGCTAAGAGGTCGCGTGCTTCTTGCATCAGTCGGGCCTCGTTTGCAGCGTGCCGCTCCTGGTGCCACGCGCCGCCAGGAAGTGCCACGAAGCGCTTGACAAGGGAAAGTAGCTCCGGCGCAGCAGCAATCAGACGTGCAGTTCCAAGGTTGCCATCTGAGGCCATAAACGCGACGCGGTTGTCAGTCCCTGCGACGCAGACTTCGCTGGGGCTCCCGAGCTTGTCTCCCTGAAGCCATACGACTTCCCAGGGGCCGGGCAATGGGGTCGTTTGGGATTTACCGTCAGTCACGTTTGCAGGCCTCCACCATTGAGGGAGCCATCACTACGTTGCGCATACGCTCGGCGATGCGCGCTGCTTCCTTGCTGCGCTCACGGGCTGGCAGATACGCGATACCATCAACCGTGTGAGCCATGCGCACGACCCACGCACGGAGTGCAACTAGTTCTGACACCGCGTCTGGGGTCGTTTGGTTATAGTCAGCCATGATCTACAATCCTCAACGAGCGTCGTAGGGCGCCGTCCATGACGCGCGAAAATCGAAGGTAATTCGGACACATCTCGGCACTGGTGCCCACGTAGCCTTGCAAGCAATCGGCGCGTTGTTCCATGCCACAGCCAGGGCATGGACTGGTCGTCTTGTCGTGCGGTTTCTGATGGTCACTCATCAGCGAACATCCTGTAGCCGTTTGTGGGATGGCCGGCAGTGAACATGTCAGCAGACCGTTGAATGAAGGAGCGAGCTTCGTCCTCCGTCATCCACCCGGCATCGAAAGGCCCAGTGCCGAAGTCCTCTTCATAGGACCACTCAGGAGCGGCCACGATATCGTCGCCGCCGATATTCATGCGCCAGCTATCGTAGCGCGCCCGAAAGTAGAATGGTTTGCCATTTATGGTGCCCTCAGCCTGCACTGGGCAATTGCCACCTAACATCTGGATCACGACCTCGGCTGTCGTATCGTTAGTCATCGGCTGATCTCCAATCGGGCCTGTCCAAAGCCGCAGCACTCGCACTGCCAGTAGAGCCATGCATCTGTCGGATCAGTAACTTCACACGTAGGGTGGGCCTCGATGCACGCGCCTTCCTCGAACCAGTCGAAGTAAATTGTTGAGACGCCACGATGCGCGCCGCTGATCTCGACCACGGAGCCGCGCACCGTCTGATAGCGCGCGGTCGTTTGGGACGCGAGCTTCTGATCTGCACTCATGGGTCGCACCTCTTGCACAGGATCGGGACAGGTGCCCGATGCTCTTTGATATAATCAAACGGCTTTCGACACTGCTCGCATGAAGCACTTCCCCACGTCACGACTGGCGTTGAGCTTGTCCATGAAAACTGTCCGGGCAGAACGGCGGGGCTGAACACGACATTCCCCACGGTCGTCGGGTTATCGGCCATGGTCGTTTTGTCGCTCATGCTGATTTTCCGCACTTGATTGTCTTTGCCTCTGGGTGATCGAACGCCATGTGGATTATGCTGCGCAGCTCACGTTTGATGGCATGATCCAGTTCGACGCCCTCGGTGTAGTCGATGTCGTCTCTCAGGTAGCCACCAAGGCTCAGCATACCGATCAGATCGGATGCCCAAACTGTCATCTGCTCGTCGTGACAGACAGCTTCGGCGGCAGCCTTCGGTCCGAGGATGACGGTCGTCTGGGAACTGTGCGGTTGATCGTCACTCATCGCTATCGTCTCCATCGTCCAGGCGCCCGCTGCCGCCACACTCGGGGCACTCGCCAGTAGAGCCGCAGAAGTCGCACCCCTCACCATCGCACGCTGGGCATTCACCAGTCTCAACGCACATAGGACACCGGCCGTCGAAGGCGGCCTCGTAATCCGGCCGCTTGCGCTCAGACATAGCCGAGGCCCTCGCATGTTGGGCATTTGGTGATGGTAATGGCGTGGTTGGTCTGAGGGACGTCATTGGCCATTTGCAAGCTCCCGCACCTTGGCGTTGATAACTTCGCACATGGCGAAGCCGATTGATTCAGCTTCACGAATGCGGCCACGAGAATAGGAGCCCTGCTTACCCTCTAAGTCGGTGTCAGCAACGTGTCGCAGAATTTCATCGTCGGCTGTCGCGGCGCACAGTTCCACAATCTCGTCGCGCACCCAACGCAGGAGATCGATAGCTTGCTGATTGGGTAAGTCGGACACGATCTTAGCTCGAGGTATGTCAATCTCTGTCAGTGTCGCAGTCACTACTATAACTGACCGGTCAGGGTTGTCATTGTCATTGGCCGTCTGGGAATTGTCATCCATGATTTATCACTCTCCTAGTCCAGGCAATTGTCGCGGCCACCATGGCTGTGCAATAGAGAAAAGCAAAGAAGCAGACCGCATAAGTCAGCGGCCAACACGGGTAAGCGATGAGCGAGGCCATTGACGCGATGATTCCGATACCAGAGCCGATACACACGACGGTCGCATTGTACTCTGTAGCGGTCGTTTTGTCGCTCATGGTTCATCGTCCTCTATCACTCTACGGCAGTGCGGGCAGCGGTCTCCGACCAAATCCGGATCACCTTCCCATCCGCAGCTTTCACAGACCCATGAGCCGCCCTTATGCTCCCAAGGGTCAGGCGCCTCGGTCGTTTCATCCTTCATCTGGTTGATTCTCCCTATTCCATTCCTCAATGGTCTTTGCCTCATTGAAGTAGGCGTGATGGCGCTTATCAATGATGTCGCGAACACGGTCGGCGAATGGATTGTCCCTGGCGTCCTCAGCAAAGAATGTCGCGTCAAAGATTTCTCGCACGGTTTCCTTCCACGCTGACTCGACAGTCGTTTTGTTCTCAGACATCCTGAAGCCCCTTCAACCTATTCGCCTTTACCTCACACGCATGCGCTTCCGCCGAAGCAACGAGCGCTTGCTGACGTAACTGCACAGCGCGTTCGTAAAGGTAATCAGCGTAGTCTCGCCGTAGGTCAGCTTCGGTCGTCTTGTCGCTCATGGTTCATCGTCCTCTATCTCTCTGTGACAGCACGGGCAGCGGTCTCCGACCAAATCCGGATCACCTTCCCATCCGCAGCTTTCACAGACCCATGAGCCGCCCTTATGCTCCCAAGGGTCAGGCGCCTCGGTGGTTTTGTCGCTCATAGCGGCAGTCTCCGTCCATACAGCGCGCGCAAGAATTGGGACGCTGTCCTGCGCACCACTGCGTTGTCGTCCGCATCCTTGGGCTGGCCCATGATGCGTAGCATATCGCGAACGTAGTCTTCGGCGTGCCTCAATAATGGCCTGCAATAGCGGTCGTTTGCTCGTCGCTCACTTGATTCTCCCACATCGCATGCAGCGTTCCTCGTATGGGTTGATCTGTTCCCAATCGTGGCCACCGAAGTCTTCTGCGCACAATCGCTCTCGTGTAGCCTGTCGCATCCCGAAGCCCGTGAAATGTCGCGGCAGGTTCTGTTGGTACTGATGGATGATCGCAGGTCCGGTGGTTGAGTCCTGGTTAGCCATGATTTGCAATCTCCCTGATCTTGGCCTCCGCTCGAATGAGCGCATTCCACTGCGCCTTGGTCCCGCAGGTTTGCCTCCTCCATTCGCTGAAGTCGCGGGCATTTCCGTCCGTCATCTGGCTAATAGCTTCCAGAGCAGCTTGCGCCTCATCCCGCGTAAGTGTCGTTTTCTCGCTCACGACATGATCCTCCTAAGTGCGGCTTCGGCCCTCTTCAGACACTCACACTCAGCGCCGCATCGACAGGGATCGGGGCATCTGCGGTTCTTGGCTATCTGATCGCGAGCCGATAAGACCCAGCCAATTTCCTCCGCAGTGAAAGCGGTCGTTCGGTTGCTGCGGTCCTGATGGTCACTCATGGTATTTGCTCCACCTCCAATCCGCATATTCTATGTCGGCTGCCGTTGGTTCCCTGCACTCCCAGACCGGCATCAATCGGTAAAGTTCCCACACCACAAACATACTGCGGTGTGTGGCTAGAGTGATATGAGACGGGAAATCGTCAGCGGTCGTTTTGTGATCAGTCATTCGGATATTCCTCTCTGGCTTCCAGAGCCTCATCGTCCATTCTGTCCTGCAAGCGAGCCAACGCCTCGTGCATCCGTCGTGATGCCTCGCGCTGCTGGTAAGTCATGCCGTCCCTCTCGATTGCCTGAAGCATCTCAGCCAATTCGCAAAGAGCCTCATCTCGCAGTGTCGTCTCAGCTTTGCTCATTCTGAATCTCCTTTCGTTTGGCTCTCGCCCGCTTCATTCCAGCCCTATGGGCGATTGCCCATCGTCTAGTGGGTAAGTGCTCTCTAGCTGTCTTCCAGGCCATCGGCTGCCAGTGGCCACGCTTGGTCTTACGGCCAGCACGGTGCAACAGTTCCTGCAACGTGAACTTGGGGTTTCCCCAGTCCTTCTCAATCAGCTTCACACGGCGCTTGGTATCGGCCAGCTTCTGTTCGGCAGTAACCTCCCAGCCGGCCCGGCCGGGCTGAACGGCGCCGCGCCGCTTGTCGGCCACGAAGTCTTCCTGGGCTTGCGCAATTTCGTCGGCACCAGCATCCGGTCCGATCTTCAGGCCGGTATTCAGTGCCACCAGCGTAGCGCCCCGGGCCTTCGCGGCAGCAAGGCAGCGCCCCAGGTCGCGCAGGTCGAACGCCAGCAGCCCCCAGCAGGCAAAGCGGATCGTCTCATCCCTCGACTGGCGGCCTGTTTGCGCCATCATCTTTCCGCGCCAATAAAGCGCCGCAGCGTCCTTCCGCTTACGCTCACCCGGCCTTAGCTCATCCTGGTACTCGGCCTTGGCTTTGCCAGCGGCATCAAGCAACTCCCGCTGGGCCTCCCAGGTCCAGACCTTGAGGATATTGCTGAGATAGTTGATCTCGGGCACTGTGAAAATCTGCTCCGGTCGGCGCTTTTCTGATTGACAAGGTAGCAGCCTGGGGCATATAAATCAAGCACCAATGACGGACAAGCGAGTGAAACCCCTAGCCCTGGAGGCTCCTATGGCTTCTACTTCCTCTCTTCTCTCCGTCTCTTTCGCTGACGCCAACGGCGTCTGGTCCGTCTCTCGCTACTTCAACACCATCCGCGCCGCCCGTCGGTGGGCGAAGTGGCTCAGCGGCCATTCTTATGTTCGTGAGGTGGCGATCCATCGAGGCGGCCAAGGAGGCGAGCGGGTCTCCTGACCCGCTTTATCTGACAAACGATCAAACCCCTGTATCGGAGGAAACCTATGAGCGAAGCATTCACACGCAACGATCTGATCGGTCTAGCCGAGTTGTTCAGGCTTGCCGTCCAGACCAATCCTCACGTCATCCCAGGTGTTGTGCCGGTGGCTCTGTCGCCCGATGACTGCGTGAGGATCGCAGACATTCTCACTGCTGAGATTGAGCGCCGTTGGATGGCGGTCGAGGCGTAGGTAGAAAACCCCTGTATCGGAGCGGAGCTATGGCCGAAGCTAGCGATCTCTTACGGCGCGTACAAGAGAAGAAAGCAGCGCTGACTGTCGTGACAGACCCCAAGGCCGGCGAGCAGTGGGGCGAGATGTCGTGGCCTGGCGTATTAGACCAGCCAGCCAGAACTGGACGGCAGATGCTTGAATTCGTGGCGCAGCAATATGGTAAGGTTGGGTGGGAGATAGGCGACCTCAAGGCGTTCTGGGACGCGTCTCCAACCGGAGAATTGTCCCACGTGTTCGAGTCGTATCAAACGGCATGTATGATCTACGAAGCAGAGCGTGAGTTGGAAAGCCACTAAACCCCGATCTAGGGACGCGAAGATGGTACGGAGCATTGTGATGAGCGGACTGGGGATCACAGTAGGAGCGCATGCCTCGGAAAGGCGTTCCGCGCAGTTCCTCGCAGAGCTTGAGGAAGTTGAGGGCATGACGCCTGGGCAGCTTCGCGTCGAGTGCCAGAAGATGGCCAAACAAGGCGGCTTCTCCGGCATGGTCGCGACGTTCGCGCTGGACCGCTACGACAACAAGCGCTGAAACCCCCGATGAGTCCTGAGCGCCTACGCGAGCTGATTGCGATGACCGGCCTAGAGCGGCGGGAACTTGCCCGCCTGCTCGGCTATGGCTCCGACAACAGCCTACGCCAGTGCGAGCGAGGGAAGGCGACGCTTCCAGCCGACAAAGCGAAGTGGCTGGAGGGCTACGCTAAGCTGCGCGCAAGGCATGCGGAACAGATCGCCAAGTGGCTCCAGAAAAATCCGCCGCCCAGCGAAAATAACGGTTGACTTCTATGCGCGATGCGCGCATATACTAGGGGCATCAAGACGGAGACGGACATGGCTATCAATCTTCCGAAGTGGACGGACTGCACCACAGAGCAGCACATTCGTGCTGGCGCATATCGCGCTGCGGCTGAGCGGCTCGCCATGCTGCACCGGGAATACGTCAGTGCATGCGAGCGTTGGCAGACCGAATGCGCGGCAGATGGAATCGATCCAGAGCTTGAGCGCGATTACTATGAAATCGATAAGCTGGCTATGCGAAGGAACGCCGCAGAAGCGAACGCAATCGGCTTCGCCAGCGCTTACTAAACCCCAGTTACCTTCCGGCGCCTCGCGGATCAGGGGCGGAGAATGGAGATGACGAACCATCCGAACCGAAAGAAACCGGTACCTCCTGCGGTTAAGCGTTACATGCAGGAGTTTGGAGAGACGGAGGCCGATTTCAGGAAATGGTTGGGTATTCAAAGGGATGCCCACAAAGCCATTGCCGACTGCTCTGACGCCAATGGTAACCGAATAGGGCTTGTGACATGGGTTGCATACAAAATGGGATGTTCGGCCGCAGCCGCAAAGAGCGCACTAGCATGGGCCGGAATCATCGAGACATAACCCCCGAAAGGAAGCCCTCAGATGACCTACGTAGTTCGCGAGATCGAAACCGGGTTCATCATCGTCGGATCACAGGGCGCGCTACTACGCGATGGTGGTGCTGGCATGAACGGTGAACCGCTGGTCTGGCGTGAGCGCGCTAGGGCAGAGGCCAAGGCTGAGTGGATGAACCGCGTAGTTGCATCGGCCTTGATGACTAGATCAGAGCGTAGAACACTGCGGAACGAGATCGCCACGAAACATGGCATAAGTGCCGACACTGCACGTGGCCTTCTGAACTGACATAAACCCGATCTTGGAGAAAAGCCATGTGCGGCCCAAGCATCACCCAACTCCTCGCCCGCGAAGGCATCACGCACGAGCGAGATTCCTGGACTGCCAAGGACCATTGCCACCGCCTTTACGCCAACGGCGAATACATCGGACGCTACGATGCCGCTCAGGCCGTCAAGTTTCTCGAAGCGTTGACCCACGAGAAGCTAACATAACCCCGGAGAACGACGTGCATCACATCGCCAAGCAGGACGACAAGCTCTACATCTACTCGATGGGCAAACGCCTTCGGGTTACCGCCGTTTTCTCTGACGATGAATCGGCCAACGCACACATGGCGCGCCATTCCGACGATGCGGTGATCGCCTGCTTTGGCCAGTTCGTATTCCTGGCTAATAAGTATGACCACGGCGAACGCGCCGCAGTGTCCTGAACCCCAGTCTAGGAACCCAACAATGACTTTGGATGAAAAGTTTGGCGAGAAGTCTGGTATGACAAAAGAACGGAGATACGAACAAGTACTGAAGCAAATCGCGGAGGGCAGTGATGCTGTGCCGGCACATGCCTGGAGGTACTTGGCGCACACCACGCTGGGTGAGTTCGGCGTTTCCTCCGAGTACCGAGAGGATGAGCGCCACCCATGGCCCGAAGACTAAAACCCCGTCCAGCTTACACATACTGCATCTACGAGAAGTCTGAGACCGACTATCGCGTGATGCACGGCAACAAGATCGTCAGCCGACACAGCACCGAACAAGAGGCCCGTGCCGCGCTTAAACGCGATTTTTTCAAAGAAACACTAAACCCCGGAGTAGACTGATGCAGTACGAGCAAACAGCGCGCCGGATGAGTGCGATGGACATTCACCCCAGCCTACGCATCACAGACACAGGTCCGGCGATCGGCACCTATCGAGGCAGGAAGATTGCCGAGTGGATCGACAGGGCCGGCGAGCGGTTCCTGTATGATCGTCCAGCGGTGGAAGATGCTGACGGTGGCGTGCCGCTGTCACAACTCAGGTCGGACGAGTTCGTGGTCGCTCCCGGCCTGATCTATCGACGTGCGACATAACCCCCGAAAGGACCTATGCCATGACCGTCACGATCGAGATAATCGGTCCTCGCGATGAGATCGTTGAGATGGGCCACTTTATATCGGACGCTATAGGGCTCAACATGGATCGGGCGCGGCGCCCTAGACCTCTACTGCGCCGTCTGATTGATTCATGGAAGCCTGATGTCTTAGCGTACCCCATGATCGGCAGCGAGGGTCACGGCGCGGCGTTCAAGTACCGGAGCAAATAAACCCCCGAGAGGAAGGATATGTTAGCTTATGTGATTCTAATGTGCCTCGGCGGTAGCCAGTGCATTCCGTTCCCTATATCGTTCCAGGATTTGGCAACGTGTCAGGCTAATGTCAGCTACTTGAATGGCTCGGCGCTCAGTCAGGCAGTGACCTCTCGTTGTGAACCGTGGAGCCTCGTTCCTTCGGACAAGAAGTCCTAAATCCCCGGATAAAAAGGTCGCCTATGCGTGATCCATTCCAGCAGTTCGTCACTTTTGGCCTTCCTGCAAGAAATGGGCGCGCGATCTGGATCACGCCAAGGCAGCGTTTGCGTATCACTGCCACAATGACCCAGCCTGGAAAGCGTTAGGCGAAGCCGAAATCAATAGAAGGATCGACGTGCTAACATGATAAAGGCAACAGGCAAAGGGCCGTGGGGACGTAACACTCTGTTCGTCGGCCTGTCGTTCGGCAACCTCGATAAGTTTCGCGCGGCCCCATGCGACACCTACATTCGCATCGACGGCAAGGAAGTCGGGCTACCGTTTGATGTGATGATCTTCTCTGGCGAGACAGAAGCACAAATGGCGGACATGATGGCCAGTGGCTTCGGGCCTAACACGAAGGTCCACATCAGCGACCGATCGAAGAACTGAGACGAAACCCCACTCAAGGGAGGCCATTACACCCATGCTGACTGACGAAGAAATTGATCTGCTAAGAAAGCGAGCAGAAAAGGCGGTGAAGTCAAAGTGGCAAGTTCATGTGGATGCCGATGACTTGCTTGACTTAATTTGGCTGGCACAAGGCGGCGATGCCTACAACAGTCTAGCGCCCTACCACGGCTGTCCGATTGCGCAACGAGTCCGATAACCTAAACCCCGGTAGGGGGCGGCATAAAGATTAATGAGTAGCCCGAGAGAGGCAAAAAACACATGATTGAGGACACGGGAATGGTCGGAGTGAGTGAAGAAGCTATCGCTAATATCCTGAATGACCCGGAGATTTGGACCGCCTTAAAGGCGATACCAGCCGATCAGAGGGCAGAGTTGTGGCGTGATCTGGGTGTGCCCGACGATAAAATCGCCGAGATGCAAGTAGAAATCGAACAGCACTAAACCCCCGTCATGACGCGGATTACCGCAAAGGCGGTGTTGGCAAAGATGATGGAAGAGCTTAGCGAGAACGATTGGCCATCGGAGCAGACTTGGACGGATGCATGTCGAGTCCTGGGCCGTCGGGTGCCGAAACCTATTAGGCCGGGTAAGACAGTAAGCGTCTATCGCGCCGTTGATGGCGCGCCTCGCAAGTTCGAACCGTAACCCCGGATGAG